AAGAAGCAAAAGCTATCATCTATAACAGAACAAAGAAATTCCATCCTAACTACATGGTCATCGCTGCTGATGTCCTCCCAGTCTTAAGATTCGTCAACGGTTTCACAGCTGTTAAGAATGCTAAGATGAATGGTCCTTACAAAGTTGGTGAATTAGATGGTCTTAACATCTACGTCTCCCCAGCTCTTGCTTCTGGCGACTTCTTCTTAGGTTTAAACGGTTCCGATATGATGAGCTCTGCTGGTGTCTACGCTCCATACATGGCTATCGTCCCAACACAATTACTCGGCACACCAGACGGTGGTTTAGCTCAAGGCTTCTCCACATGGTATTCCAAAGCCTTACTCAATAAGAGCCTCTTAGTCGCTGGTCACATCGACGGTGGTTTCGCTGACGAATATCAATATCGTCCATAGTCTTAGACTAACGAGATAACTTATTATAAAAAGGTGCTCTTCGGAGCATCTTTTTTATTTATAAAAAAATGTAAAAATAGCTTGAAATACACTGTATAATATAATAGAGGATTATATTATGACCAGAGAAGACCTTAGAAAACAATTAAATCAACAGGGTGGACAATTTCCAGGTGTCTACAAAATTACTCACAAAGCAACTAGTAAACCTTATATTGGCCAAAGTATCTGTATAGTTGATCGTATTGATGAGCATATTGATAAGCCAGATAAAGCAACTGATGGTATTGATGCTGCTATTCAAAAATATGGTTGGGAAGCCTTTGATTATGAAGTATTAGAAGCTTTACCTGAAGCAACTACAAATTTACTTTGGTATCGTGAGGCTGTTTTAATTGAAAAGTTTGATGCTTATAAAACTGGTTATAATAAAACTATTGGTAATGGTGCTCACTGCTCAAAGATTTGGGCAGATATTAAAAAATTCAATGCTAAGCACATTGTTCCAAAAGAAGTTTTGAAACAAATCCCACTTACTAATAAACCTAAACTATTATTACATAACTTTGAAAAAAGATATTTAGATAGACTTGAATATGATGAAATCCCATATCGTATAATAAATAAAGATTTCGTTGCACCAAATATTCAAGGTAAATTAGTTGAAGATGTAAAGGAGTTAGGAAATTACATGGTAGAAGAGCTTAATAAATTAAAAGAGGATATTACTTTACCAGATGACTTAGAAGTTATCAGTAATCCTCCTTTTGGTGTAGATGGTGCTAGAATTACAAAAACTATTGTTAAAGATATTAATTATGATACCTTCTACAATTTAGAGCCAGGTAATGACTACTTTGAAAATGACTTATATAAATATCTTGATCCAACATTTAAGCCAATTATTTATCCTATTTATAGTATTCCAGATGCTGAACAAGTAATTGTTCTTTCTAGACTTCAAAAAGAGAAAAATAATTTATCTGAAATTGAAGCAAGAATTTTATTACATTTAACTGCTGACCCAGAATTATATGAAGCATTAAAAGAATATATTTTAAAAGTTAATGTCAATAATACTCCATTAGAATTCAGTTTATCTAAGTTAACAAGACGTAAAACAGATGTTACTTATGATGAAAACTTATTTATGTTTAATTCAGGTAGCTTTGACATTGCTCATGGTTATTATGCAGTTATGGCAAAAGATAGAACTAATTGGACAGATGCTATTAGATTTAATATTTTAAAACAAAATATTACAACAGGCAGTGATATTCCAGCAGCTTTTATTAAAGGTTGCACATCATTTAAAAAGATATTAATAAGTCAACATGGCTTATGCTTTATGAGACTATTGTTTACAGCACTTCCAGAAGGCTGGGGACTTAAAAATTTATTTGCAGATATAGATTATAATGGTCTTAAATCTTTAGCAGATATGTTTAATGCTATTGGTTTAAGCAATGTAAGTCAAAATATTATTTTCTCTCGTATTTCTGGAATGACATTAACAAATAAAGAAATCGAAATTTGTAAGGTAGCAGAAAGTTTATAATGAAACTAAGTGAAGAAGTAAAAGACGCAATTAGGGCTGAATATCATAATTTTAAAGATAAGATGTATGCTGATAGCCCAAAAGATGTTCGAGATAAACTCGGGCAGTTTTTTACTTCTGCTGAACTAACTATTCAAATGATAGAAAGCTACCCAGTTGAAACTTTAGCTGATAGATATATTTTAGACCCAACATCTGGTTCTGGAAACTTATTGGCAGGCTGTTTAATTGCAGGCGCTGATAGTGATAAAGTATTTGGAAATGAATATGATCCAATAATGGTTAAAGCTTGTCGAGAAAGACTTAATAATGTTTGTGATTTATTAGGTAAGCCTCATATTAGGGACTGGCAAGTCCATCGAGGAAATGCAATGGATAGCTTCTGCTTAAAAGAGTTCGGAATTCATTACAAAGAAAAACTAAGACAGCATTATTTAGAAATAGATGACCCATTAATGCTTGCCAATGGTAAATTATCAAAAGAGAGAGAAGAGTTTTTAAAAGAAGTCGACTAAGACTTCTTTTTTACTATTTGCTAAATTATACGAGAATTTATGAAAACAGTATTTACTACAGGAACTTTTGATTTACTACATTTTGGGCATATTAATTTACTAAAACGAGCAAAAGCTCTTGGTGATTATTTAATTGTAGGACTTAATGCAAAACCAGATGGAAAGACACCAATAAATAGCCCAGAAGAACGAAAGTATATTTTAGAAGCTATTAAATATGTTGATGAGGTAATTATTTTAACTAGTCAAGAAGATAAATTTAATAGACTAAAACAGGGTGACATAGATATTTTTGCAATTGGAAGCGATTATAAAGGCTATAAAGATATTGCTGAAATAGAGAAGTATGCTGAGGTAGTTTTTTTAGAGCGTACTAAGGGTATTTGTACTACAGATATTAAACAAAAACTTATTAATAATTATGAGTATAAGACTTTTGTAATTGATATTGATGATACTATTTTAACTACAATTAATAGAGATTTTGAAAACTCTATCCCAAATACTGATGTTATTAATAAAATAAATACCTTATATGATAATGACTGAGCTATTATTTTATTTACAGCTCGTGGAGCTAAAAGCTGTAAAACATTAGCAGAACGTATTAATAAATATGAAAGTGTAACAGCTACTTGGCTTAAAAAACACAATGTAAAATATACAAAATTACTTTTTGGGAAAGAAAATGCTGATTTTTATGTTGATGATAAATCAATGTCTATAGAAGAATTTTTAAATTTTAAGGAATAACCTATATGAATAATAAAATAGATCTAGTAGTTACATGAGTAGATAGCTCAGATAAAAATTGAAGACAAGATTATAATTATTGGTCCGATATTGAGATAAAAACAGGAATACAGGATAAGTCTAATCGTCAAGCTTTTGGAGAAGAACGTACAAGAGACTGAGGGTTATTTCCATTTTGGTTTAGATGTGTTGAAAAAAACTGTCCTTGAGTAAATAATGTTTTTGTCATCTGCCAGAGAAGCTCTCAAGTACCCACTTGGCTAAACAGAGAACATACAAAATTAAAAATAATTTATCATGATGAATTTATCCCAAAAGAATTACTACCAACATTTTCTATTTTTACTATACAAATGTTTTTATGAAATATAAAAGAGCTATCCAATAATTTTATTTTATGTGATGATGATTTTTATTTTTTAAAACCTATCCCAGAAGACCTATTTTTTATTAATAATACCCCTGTTGATTCTTGAAAAACAAAAGATTTTAATGATAGGCCTCTAAAAACCGTCTTTGATCAAGTAATGCTAAACACAGATAACTTTATTAAAAAGCATAGTCAAGAAAAAATATATCGTTATGAATATTCACACTTGCCTACTGCGAGACGAAAAGATATTGAAGCTAAAATCTATGATAATCACAGTTCTGAAATTTTAGCAAGCTTAATAGAGAGTAAGTTTAGGAGTAAAAAAAATCTTTGTAATTTAATTTATACAGGAATAATGAAAGCTAATAACCAAGTTATTCAAAAAGATATTTTTAAAACTTCTCAGTGTATTCATGTTAATATTCAGTCTGAGACTACATTAACTGAACTATTAAATAAATCTCAAATAGCCTGTGTTAATGATACTGAGTTTATAAAAGACTTTAATAATGAGCAGTCATATGTTTATAACTGATTTTATGCACATTTTTCAGAAAAAAGCTCATTTGAAATTTACAATAGCTGTAAGCAGCCAGAAATAAAACAAGAACAAAAACCAACAGTTAATCATAAAAATAATGAGAATAAAGCTAAAATTGAGTCTAATTCAAATTATTATTTATATTTTTAGGAGGTAATTATGGAAGAGAGAAGAGCATGACTTATATTTCTAAATTCTAGTAATTATTATTTATATATGCTACTTGGCTTATATAAAAATCTTTTAGATGTAAAAACTAAATACCCAATTTATTGTGGCGTTACTAAAAATGTTAATAGCCAAACAAGAAAAATATTATCTACAGTAGGCTTAAACTTAATTGAGCTAGACACCTCATTGTTCACTCCACAATTATTAAAAACCACAAAATCAAAAACCTGTGAACATTATTTTCAAGCATTTACTAAACTTGCATTACTTAATACAGATATAGAGAAAATGTTTGATAAAATTGTCTATATTGATACTGATGTTCAAGTACTTAAAAATATAGATGATGTATTTGATTATCCACATATGTCTGCAATTGAAGACAATGCACCTAGTTGTGATAGGCTAAGCACAAAATATACACTAGGCTGTTCTAAATTCTGTAGTGGAATGTTTGTCTGAGACTTTAAAAATAACCCAGGGAAGGGCCGAGAAATTATCTTAAACTTACCTAAATTAGACAAACGTGTTGGATGACATGATCAAGCCGTTTTAAATTTTCACTACCCAGACTGACGAGAGCATATAGAATTACATATACCTCCAGAATACGGGCTAATGAATAATGGAGTAAACTTTAGAAAAATGCCATTTGAAAATATAAAAGCAATTCATTATACTGGGCGTCTTAAGACTGATTGACCTTTCAATAGAAGAAAAGAACTAGAAGAAAGCAATTGAAAACATGGAAATCTTCACTTTAAAGAATGAGTAACCTCAATTGCTTATACTATTAATTATTTTAATAAAACTTATGATTTAGCAATTCCAATAGTTCATTCTGAAAATCTTATTCTAGTAACTAGAGAAACCCGTGAGTCACAAAGAATGGCTGATGGTCAACCAAATACTTATTTATATTTTTAATATAAAAATTGTATAATATACTATGGAAGTAGCCTTAGTAGCAATAGCAAAAAATGAAAACCCATATATTAATGAGTGATGTCACTATTATATAAACTTGGGTTTTTCTCATATATATCTCTATGACAATAATGATAAAAAGACTCCTTTTGTAGGAGATTTTATTGATCAAGAGCTTAAAGATAGAATAACAATTATTCCAAAAGCTGGTTGAACAATTATGGGAACCCAGCAAATGTGTTATATGGAATGTTATAGAAACTATAAATTTGATTGGTTGCTTTTTTGCGATATTGATGAATTCTTAATTGGAATTGACAATGTTCAGGAATTTCTAGCTCAGGATAAATTTAAAGACGTAGAGCAAATTAAAATCTTATGAAAGCTTTATGGTGACTCTGATATCATTGAAAGAGATATTACTCAACCTGTATTTGGAAGCTTTACTAAATTAGCGGATAGATCTTTATATAAACACCGTTCAATGGTTAAATGTTTTGTTAAAGGTGGTTTATTAGGTCTTCAATGGAGTAGTGTTCATATTGTTAGCAGAACTACTCCATTAAGAACTTGTTTACCCTCAGGCAAACTTTGTAGTAAGGAAGGCTGTACAGACGAACATATCGAGCCATTTGATGATTATTCAGGCGAGACCGTTTATATAAATCACTATATTACTAAAAGCTTGCAGGAATTCTTAGTTAATAAATATCTAACTGAGGACCCATGCTTTATTGGAAGAACTAGAACATTAAACTACTTCTGAAAATATAATGAAAAAACTCCTGAAAAGGAAGCTTACATAGATAAATTTTTAGCAGAACATAATTTAGAAAGACGAGAAAAAAATGCAAGATATAACACTTAAAAAATGTATTGGTATCGCAAGCTATTTTCCAGAAGAACCTGCAAGAACCAAACGAATTAATAGATTTAATCAATTAATTCAAAAAATAAATAGCATTTGGCCAAATTTAGATATCTTAATTGTTGCCCAAAACTGGAAAGATTATCAATTACCTGAAGTAAGTAATAAAATTACTGTTTATAAATATGATAACCCACTTACTATTGTAGGTGCCAGAAATACATTAAGGGAAAAATTCTTAACTGAAACAGATTATGATTATATTATCATGTTAGATGATGATGCAATTATTAGCTGTGAAAGCCAAGAAGTTGCTAATGAATATTTAAAAACTATTGATGAACACCCAGACATGTTTTGTTTCATTCATGATGCAGACCACTGGCATAAGTGTGATGATTATATTAAAGCTCCACTCAACTTATGTGCTATTAGTAGAGCTATTTATGAAAAAGAGCTTATACCAGATATGTATTTAGAAAAGAATGAAGCTCTTGAAGATGATATCTATGCTGTTCTATTGCATATAAAATATGCAGATGCCGAGTTTCTTCCACCAGAAGGAATTAAGTGCACCCATGCTGTCGGCGGTGTTTACTACATTATGCAGTTAATGGGACATGGATTCCCATCTACCTGGTTTAATAATCAAACTAATTTCCAAATAATTATAAATAATACTAATATTAGTATGGATTATATTGTTGTAAATAAAGACTATAACAAAGATAAAATAAAAACTGACACACTTTGGAGGTAATTTATGTTAAAAAAATGTATTGGTATTGTAAGCTATTTTGTTCCTGAACATCGTGATGAACGTATAATGGGAATAACTAAACTATTAAGACAAATTGAAGGTTTTTGGCCTGATATTGATGTTTTAATTATTGCACAAGATTGGCAAGATTTTCAAATTCCTGAAACATCTAATAATGTTACAGTAATTAACTTTGATGAACCACTTGGAATTCTTGGTGCACGTAATGCCTTATTTGAAGAATTTTTAAAGCGTGATTATGACTATCTTATTCCTTTAGACGATGATACAAAAATTGCCTGTGATGATCCGCAAATTGCAGCAGACTACATGGCAATAATTGATGCACACCCAGATAGGTTTGCCTTTGTAAGAAGTAGCAAACGTGTAAGTGCATATCATCCATACAGAGGCTATGAATTCTGGCTCTGTGCGTTAAGCCGTTATATTATTGAACAAGAACCATTCCCGCAACTAGATATTAGAACTGATGATGGACATGAAGATACTATTTATGCCACCTTATTATGGAATAAATATCCAAATTTAGATTTTAAATTACCTGCTGGAATTAAGGGAATTCAAAGACCTAATGTAACTTCTACCTATCACTCAACAGCATTAGCTGAAAGAAGAACTTCAGCATTAGCACAATATATTGTACAAAATAGAAAATTACCAAGTGATTTAAGAGCTTTTATTAATAAGATAGACTAATATGACAATTATTCTTTGCGGAATTGCAAAAAGAGAAAATTTATATATTAATGAATGATGTAAATATCATTTAGCACTTGGTTTTGACCATATATATCTTTATGATAATAATGAACTAGACTATCCTTATGTTGGAGATTTTATCGATAAAGAATTATTAGATAAGATTACAATACTAGATTGAAGAGCTCGTCATGATACGGCTATTCTATCCCAAGCCTACTTAGATTGCTATAAAAATAATAAGTTTGATTGGTGTGCTTTTTTAGACATTGATGAATTCTTAGTTGGTATTACTGATATTCATGAATTCTTTAATACAGATAAATTTAATCATATTGAGCAAATTAGACTAATGTGAGAATGATACGGCGATGATGATGTTATAGAAAGAGACACATCAGTACCCGTTATGGATTTTTTCAAGAAAAAGCTTACAAATGAGCACTCTAATGTTGGTAAGTATATTTTAAAAGCTGGACTTGAGATTGGTAGACTTGAACCTCATTATGGAACAGGTGTAGCTGGAACACAGCTAATAACTTGTTTCCCTTCAGGGCAAAGAAATCAATTAAGTTCTCAGGGACAGCACATTAAACCTCAAGGGAGTTATCAACAAACTGAAACAGTTTTTGTAAACCATTACATGACAAAAACGTTAAAAGAATTTTTAGACCAAAAATATATGACTCCTGATGTAATGATGCAGCGTGTTCCTCAGTATAGAGGACTAGACTATTTCTGGCATCTTAATAAAAAGACTCCAGAAAAGCTTGCATATATAAACCAGTATTTGAAAGGAAAAAAATAATGGCATTAAAAAAGTGTATTGGAATTATTAGTTATTTGCCAGAAGGAAAATGAAGCTGGCGAAAACGTAGAATTCCTTTTATAACTAATTTATTTAATCAATTAAATGAACTTTGGCCAGACATTGATATTATTATTATAGCTCAAAATTGGCAAGACTATCAAATACCTGAAATTAAAAATAAGGTTATTAAATTTGATTATCCTGATAAGCTTGGAATTTTGCAAGCCAGAAAAATTTTGAGGGAAAAATTCTTAGAACTAGACTATGACTATCTCATCTGGATGGACGATGACTGTAAAATTAAGTGTGAAACTGATACTGCGCATCTTGATTTTATGGCAGAAATTGACAAGCATCCTGGTGGCTACTGCTTCCAACGAAGTGATAATCACTGGCATCACCATGATGATATGGCACGTGGACCAATGAATCTGTTTGCAGAAGCTAGAGAGCTAGTAGAAAAAGAGCCTCTTGTTGAAGTAGAGCTTGAAAAAAATGAGGGGATGGAAGATGACTTGTATGTTGAGCTTATCTGGCACAAATATCCTGAGAAAGAATTCTTGCCTCCAAAAGAAATCTACCATACAAATTGTTTTAAGCTAATGTATACATTACAGTATGGTCATATGGATATTTCACCATCAACATGATTTCAAAACTTAGCTGATGTAAATTTCTACCGTTTCTGACACAATACAAACTTAGCTATTGAATGTTATGAAGCTGGTGAATTTGATTTAAATAAAATAAAGGAGAACCCAAAATGAAGGTAGCAGTATGTGTAATTGCAAGAAGTGAAGATAACTACATTAATGAGTGGTGTCATTATCACTTAGATTTAGGTTTTGATCACATCTATATCTACGATAATAACAATGCAGAAGACCCAGATATAAGAAATTTTATTGATAAAGACATTATGGATTATATTACTATTGTCGATGTTCAAGGTCAATTTGGTCACAGTGCACAAACACAGTGGTATATGTCATTTTATGATGAATATAAAAATACTTTTGACTGGTGTGCATTCTTTGATGTTGATGAATTTTTAGACTTGGGTGGTGAGTGTAATAATAATGTAAAAGAATTCCTTGCTCAAGATAAGTTTAAAAACTTTGAACAAATTGCTATTAAGTGGAGAATGTTTGGAGATGACGGTGTTATTGAAAGAGACATGTCTATTCCAGTCCATGAATTCTTTAAAATAAATAATGATGCTCGTGAAGGTCCAAACTCTTTATTAGGTAAAGTAATTATTAGAGGCGGTTTACCAGAACTTGCATTTAAAAGCTGTCATGGTGATGGTAAATTTAAATCCTGTTTACCATCTGGACGTGCATATCCATCAATTAGATATATTATGCGATATGATAAAGAAAAGGTTTACTTAAATCATTATAGAACAAAAACACTTAAAGAATGACTAGAAACTAAGTTTCTCAGAGGCAATAGAATTCACTCATCTACCGCTGTTACGCCAAGGTCATATTTCTTTAAGGTCAATGAGTGGACCCAGGAAAAACAAGACTTCCTGGATAAATGGTTAAAAGAACATAATATGACCAACCCACCATACTAAAAAATAAGCCTAAATAAGCTTATTTTTTTATTAATAGCACCTCTTTATTTGCTAAATTAATTGACACAAAACAAAATCAGAAATGGAGAAGTTCAATGAAATTAGAAGATGTTATTGACGAGATTAAACTTGAACTTACTGGTTATGTTCTTGAAACTGAAATCGAAGATGCTACTATCAAACAAGTAGTTAGTAAAGCTCTTCGTGAACTTCAAAGATATTGGGATGAACCATCCTTCATTACTGTTCCATTTAAGTCTTGCATTGACTTAGATGAAATGGGCTTAGAATATTGTTCTATTGTTAAAGTTTATAGAACAGTCGGAATTGGAAATTCTGAAGCTGCCACTAATTCATTGACTATGGACCCAATGTTCGCTCAACAATGGATGATTTTCAGTAATGCTGGAACAATGTATAGTTTGCAAGATTATATTTATAATCTAGCATCTTGGACTACATTATCTCAAATAAGAAATACAGTTTCTACTGACCTAGCTTATCGTGAAGATAAACATAACCATAAAATATATATCAACAATAATATGGCTTCCGGTGGAGGCTACATCACAATTGAATTTATTCCAAAACTAAATTCTGTCGAGGATATTCAAAGTGAATATTGGAAAGATATATTAGTAAGAATGAGTCTTGATTTCACAAAGATTATACTAGGTAGAATTAGAACAAGATTTACACAATCAAATGCTCTCTGGACACAAGATGGTGATAAGCTTCTTGAAGAGGGCAATACTGACTTAAAAGAATTACGTGAAATATTACGTGTGAATTCAAATTTAATTACCCCAATCGACTAGGGGAAAGTAAATATAAGGAGATTAAAAAGAACTTATGGAAAAAGAACAAGTAAAGAAATTTGATCTTGAGGCCGCTTTTAAAGCCTTAGACGAAATTGAAATTCCTGTTGCTGAAAAGGGTATGAGAGCTAATAGAGCTGACTTAAAAGAAGCTTTCAATAAAAAGACAGCCTATGACGTTTTAGTTGAAGACTATTATGACATTAGCGATAATGAAGCCTTAGAAGAAGCTCAAGATGACCGTGAAGGTGAAGTTGCTAAAGCTAAACTTTCTAGAATTGAAAAAATCGTTGACCTTGATGCTGAAACAGCTGATGACTTACTTCAATCTTATGTTGGACGCTATATCATTCAATGTCCTCAATGTATGACACTCTTCTATAAGAAACAAGAAGATATTGAATATTCAGAAGAAAACCCAGATGTCGTTAATATTAATGAAGTTTGTCAACACTGCGGTAACACATCAGGCTATACTTTAATTGGTAAAGTTGATAGTGTTTCTGATGAAGAAGCTGGTAATTATGAAATTCCAGAAGAAGAAAATGAATTAGACCTTGACTTTGATACAGAAGTTGCTGAAGAACCAACAGAAGAAGAACCAGCTGAAGAAGAAGGTAGTGAAGACTTAGATTTAGACTTAGACCTTGATTTAGAAGAAATTCCAGAAGAGGAAGAAGAAAAGAAGGAAGAATCCTTCCAAGCTTCTGGTGAAACAGTCTTAAACGAAGAAGTCGAAACTGAATCATTAAATACTTCTGAAGAAGCCCCATCTGAAAATGAAACAGAAAATGGCTCTGAACAACTTACTCTTAATGAAGAAGGCAATGCTAAATGGAATGCCTTATCTGACAAACCAAAAGGTAACATTGCAAAAGTCAAAGCTAACCCAGATATTTGGGAAAAGACAGATAAATACATTGTTTATGGCGTAAGTGCTGATAACAAAGTTGTTGATAAAAAAGAATTTAAGAATGAAAGTGGCAAAGCTGCTGATGTCAAAGCTGTTAGAGACGAACTCTTAAATAGTGATGAAAAAATCGTTGATGCATTTGTTGCTAGATTCTATAAAAATAAAGAAACTGGTGAAGAATTAGAAGTCGAATTAGACTCCTATACAAATTCTAAAAATGAATCTTTAAATAATTCAGAAGAAGCTCCATCAGAACATGAAACTGAAAACGGTTCTGAAGAAACAACTTTAAACGAAGAAGTTGATAAAGACTTAGATGCTAAGTTAAAAGCTCATAATGACTATATTGCTTATCTTCAAGGCCAAATCAAACAAGAAGAAGAGGCTTTAAAGAGAGCTGGTGATAATGAAGAAATCAAAGCTGCTATTCAAAGAAGACTTGATGCTTATACACAAGACTTACAAGATGCTCTTCCAGATGCTCTTAAAAATGAGCCAGAAGCTAATGAAGTAGTAGTTGCTGAAGAACCAGTTGAAGAAGTTGCTGTTGAAGAAGCACCTATTGAGGAAGCTCCAATTGATGAACCAGTTGAAGAAGCTTTAACAGAAGAAACTGAACAACCAAAAGAAAAAGTCGCATTAATCGATTTATCTGGTAGTCTAGCAGCAAAAGAACAAGAATTAGTTAAAAAAGCTAGAGATGCTGGCTGCAAAAGAATGTCTAAATTTACTGGTCCAGATTTCAATAAACCACTAAACTTTGCTAGAAATCACGAAGAACTTGACTTCATTGTTTATACAAATGAAGATATTGAAGTTAATGAAGGTGGCAAAGAATTACAAGCATTATCTAATGTTACAGTAGTTAGAGTTGATGAAGCTAATGAAAGCTTAAATGCTTCTGAAGCTGCTCCAAGTGAAAATGAAACTGAAAATGGCTCTGAAAATTTAACACTTAATGAAGCAGTTGAAGACCAAAAAGCATTATTTGAAGCTGGTGAAGGTGACTTAGATGCAGTCATGGATGACCCAGAATTTAAAAAACCTATCTCTGAAAAAGAAGTCCAAGCAATCTTAAATGATAGCTTAGATAGCTTAGAAGAAGAAAGAATTCAACCTGGTGATGCTCCAACACCAGAAGCTCCAAAAACATACCTACCAGGTGAAATGCCAGAAAAGAAAATTGAGTTAGGCCCAGATGGCAGACCTATTACAACAAAAATGCCTCAACCAGGCGATGCACCAAGACCAGAATTTCCAAAAGATCCTCAACCAGGTGAAATGCCAGAAAAGCCATTAGTTAATCCAAATAGATTAATTGCTGAAGATGCCGAAGCAGAAGGTTCAAGATTCCATACTGTTCAAGTTGGTCCAAAATTAGATGACTTAACTCCAGAAGAACAAGAAATCTTCAAGTCTGGCGATAAAGAAGCTATTGCAAAATTCTGGGAAGATCATCCAGAATATAGAGAAAGCTTGGAAGAAGACTTTGATAGCTATAATAAAATGATGGATGAAATTAAATCCAAAGATAGCTGGAAAATGTCTGAAATTAAAGATTTAGAAAATAAATACGGTTGCAAAATTGCTCCAGCTGAGCTTAATAAAATTCCTAAGTTAGTTAAAGACTTAAAAGAAGCAGATGAAGCAGAAGAAGCTCCAGCTGAAGAAGAACCAGTTGAAGACGTTCCAGCTGAGGAAGAGCCAGTTGAAGAGCTACAACCAATTGAAACAACTGTTGAAGAAGTCAAAGAAATTGCTACTGAGGTTGCACAAAAATTAGCTACCCCAGTTAATGATGAAAAAGAAGCTGAAAAACAACAAGAAGAAATTCAAGAAGTCGTTGATGAAGTAGTCGAGGAAAAACTCGGTGAAGAAAAACCTGAAGAAGGTGAAGCTGAAGAACCTGTTGAAGACGCCCCAGAATTTGACTTTGATGACTTACAAGAAGAAAGCTTCAATACACATGTTAAAGATTTCTTAACTGAAGTCTATGAAAACGTTGCTGACTTTGCTGCTACAAGCTGTGAATTAAAAGAAGGCAGATTAATTGTTGAGGGTAAAATTTCCTTCAAAAGTGGTAAAGAAAAATTAACAATGTTTGAATTTTTACCAACATACGGTGAAGGTAAATTATTCTTTGAAGGCTATAACAAAGACTTCTCTGCTGATAAAGCATTTACATTAAATTGCAGCTTAACAGAAGCTAAAGAAATTATTACAGAAAGCTTTGGCTACAAATATAAAATTAATGAAAACCTTGTTGAAGGTTTAAAATAATAATATATTAATATATTAAAGGCTGGCTAAATTAAACGGCCAGCCTTAATTTCTAATGAAAGGAGTAAACTATGTCTGATAAACCAAATGACTATGGCATCTTGCTAAATAAAGATATTAAATTACATAGAAATCACTTTAAAGAAATGGTTAAGCTCCTTGGCATTAACTGTATCTATAAAGCTCCATTACCAGATAAACGTTTTGATAAGCACGGTGATTTAGATGCAGATTATTATCCTGGTATGGTTGTTGGTTGTATTTTCCAAGACCACCCAGATCAAAAGACATTAAGAAAAATGGGCTGGGTTGCAGAGCTACAAGAAAATAGTTCTATGATTCACGTTCCCTATGACTTACCACATTTACAAGTTGGTGCATTATTTATTGTTCCAAGTGGCCTAGATAATGCAGAAGGTAGAGTATTCCGTGTAATTGCTATGCAAAATATTATGGTTTACCCAGCTTCTATTGCTTGTGAACTTGCTCCAGAATATGAAGATATTGATGAGCCAGTTTTACATACTGACTTTACAAATAGTACAAATACACTTTTAATTGACGATGAGGATGATGACTAATATGAAATATACATTAGCTGAAAATATTAAACATATCCTTAATGAAAAATATATTTTAGATGAAAGATATATTTTAAGTGAAGCTGCGGCTTTAACTAAAATAAAGCTTGCTGATATTAAAACAGCAGCTACTCTTTTAGATAAAGTTAAAAAACTTTTTAAGACTCCAAGAGACACCAAACAAAAAGATAAAGCTATTGCTGAATTTGAAAATATCCTTCAAATACTTGATGGTGAATTAGCATTTACTCAAGATATTGGTGATGTTAAAGGAAAAGTTTTAGCATCATTAAATAAAATTGAACAACTTGCTAAGGGTGTTAAAATTGATACTTCTGTTTTCTTTAATCAACCTACTAGTAATCCTTTTAGTGATCTCAGAGCTCTTGCAAGCAGTAATACTGCTGATAAAGATACTTTAAAGAAGATTAAAGAAACGGTTAAAAAATTAACTTCTATTACTAATGCTTTAACTAATGCAAATGCTGCTAGTGAAAATAATTCAGAAACAAATGCTCGTTTACTTACTTATGTAGAAGCAGCTGAAACAGCAGTTAAACAATTTTATGATTTTGCGAAAGCAAATAAATTAGATGACCCAACTTGTACTTATACCTTACAAAATTTATCTATTGAAACTGATATAGCTAATTGTATTAAGGGTTGTAATAGCTATATTGCAAAGCCTGGCGATGCTAAGTTAATTAAAGAAAATAGTGAATTATTTATTAAACTTGCTGCTAGTATTCAAAAAGAATTTGCAGCAGCTAATTACGCAGGTAAAACAGTTCACGCTAGAGATACAGACTGAGAAGCTCGCTTTAAAAGTATGGATGCTAATCAATTCTGAGATGAGTATTATACTGAATACTGAACAAAAGATGGCGATAGAATTCGTGCACTAGGAAAAACATTTAGAGACCAATGTGAGAAGCTTGGTTTCACAGATAAAACAAATCCATTTATTACTTTCTTAAAAACATATTTAGTTAAAAAGAATTATAATATTACTGAAGCAGCTTGGGTTGCAATTAATAATGGTATTGTTAATAAAGTTTTTAATACTACTGATTTAACTCACCCAACTAATAAAGCTTGTATCTTATACTGTCAAGATTTTTATACAAAGTCTGGTACTGAGCTCGAGGAATATGTTAAATATTATAGTAATATTATTCTAAATATAAAAGCTAAAATTGAAAGTATTTTTACTAAGGGCGTTGCTGAAAGTCCTGAAATTAAAAGTATTTGTTCACACCTATTTGATAATGACCTTCAAGTTGAACAATTCCTTTGGTTAATTCTCTATAATGAATCAATGTCATTTGATAAAGTTAAAAGAGAAAATGCAAGTGATAAATTTAAAGCTATTGGTAAAACACTTAGACCTCTTACTGAAATAGAATATCTTATTAGAACTCTTGACCCAGATAGTATTTCTAAAGAGAAGAAGTTTACTACAACTGCTCTTGGTATTTTAATTGATAATATTAGTAAATTACATGCCAATCCAAAACCACTTGATCAAGCAAAATATTTACGTGTATTAATTAGCAAATTCTTATTAGAAACTGATGCGGAAAGCCTCTATAAGAAATATGCAAAAATTAATAGTGCAATAGTGTCTGGTACAGAAGAAATTACAATTTTAAAAAACTTATACTTATTAGGTAATAAGATGACCAAAGATGATGTTATAAAAGTTATTGATGGGGTAGAAGCAAAGCTTGTTGCAGAAAGTACAAGTTATACACTTAAATAGTTATGCAATTTAATATTAGACTTCAAGACTTAAATACCCCATGAGCTTCTGGTAGAATAAGAAGCTATGCAAAAAAGATAATCTTATTACACGAGATCAAACCGTCAGAGGTTAAACTAAATAAATATTTAGAGAAAAATTTTCAATTAAATTTAATTACTGCAAGTTTATTACTTTTAAATAATTGCACTATCTATAAAAATCTTGCAGGCACAATCACTGTTTTATTTAATAACAAACAAGATGATGACCTTGCAGCTTTAATTACCTACGGTAATTTAGAAGCTCCGGGTAGTAGTATTTTAAAAGAGGCATTTCTTAGAAAGGACTAAATATGGCGTTAGAATATTATGATGATGCAATTATAGCTAAGCTTAAAAAATGAATGCCAACTAATCTTCAGCTACGTATTTTAAAACCAAATGAAACAAAAAGACTTTTTGAGACAATGGCTGATGACTCTGGAGATAAAAATGTTAAGCTACCATTAATTGCGCTTTCTAAAAATAATGATATTGAGCTTTTACTTAATGTTAAAGCGCCTCGTTCTTTTGATGGCTTTAAAATAAGCCAAACAGAAGCTGAGACAGTTCAAATGAATGTTATTCCAATTAAGCTTCAATATCAAATGGATATTTTTACAAAAACATATGAGGAGTCTACTGAATACCTTAGACAATTCTTATTCAAATTAATTAATAACCCGGTTATTAAAATAGGTGTTCCATATAATGACCAGCATATTGAACAAATTGCAAATATTAGAATCCTAAATACTGTTTCTGATACCAGTGATATTCCGCAACGTTTATTTACTGGGCAATTTACAAGATGGACTATTCAAATGGAAATTCAAGATGCATTCCTCTACGATATTCCATATAGACGCAACTGGAGAATTTATACAGATGATAACGAAGTATATGATCCAAAATATTACAGTGTATTTGAAGTTGCTGAAAATTTAACTACTAAAGAAGTAGAAGAAAGTGACCCAATTTACTTCAATTTTAAGAAGGGTTAATTAATTGATTAATATAAAATTATTTGCTAAATTAATTGATTAGTGAGTATTTTAAAACTAAAATTTAAAATAATAACTATAAAGGAGATAGACTATGCCAAAAACTATTATTAGAGAATTTGATAACTCTACAACTGGTATTCCTCTAGCAGTAAATTTTTCAGTTTTAGTTCCTGGCTTTTGTGGAAGACCAAAAGCAGTCATAAATGGTACAAAAACTGCTGCTGATGTCTTAGCTGAAGCTATTAAATCTGGCATTTATTACAATGATTCTAAAACTTACGTCTTAACTTCACAAAAACAATTTTTAGAATATATTGGTAAATTCGCTGTTGAAGAAGGTCAAACTGAAGAAGGTCCAGAATTAGAAGTTATGTGACCATTGTTAGACCCAAATAACGAAACATTTAATATTGAAAAATATCGTAAACAATTAGTTTCTTCTGACTGGGAAAAGAAGAGTAATGATATTGATTTTTACTTAGGTGAACAAGTTGATAGTCCACTTGATGCCGACTATGGCACAAATCACTTAAAGGTTAAAACTTTCATTATTCCTGGTACAGACACTTTTGAAACTTGGAGATTTATTGGTCCTGTTTCTAAAGATGATCTTGAAGCAGATTTAGTAAGAGACTCTGAAGGTAATTTAGTCGGTGCAGAAACTGCAAAAAGTTATTTTGCGATTAGAAAAGATAAAGTTGGCCGTGATGCTAAAGCAAAGGTTGACCATATGGGCAATCAAATTGCTTGGGAATTACTTGGCCTTGGTTATACTGTTTACTTCAAAGTAATGACTGCTGAAGCTGACATTGAAGACCCAGAATTCTGGGAACCATTAAAGAATAAAACAACTTATCGTATTCGTTATTTAACCTCTGGTGGTAACTACAGTGCGACTGTTGCACAAAATATGGTTGATGTTGCTGAGTTCTGTAATCGCGGTGAAGATAAACCAACAGTTGAAGATGCTGATACATATAATGCCGATATTCCAACAGGAAGAGGCGATTGTATTGCTTTATTAGATATCGATGAATCTACTGGTGCAATTCAAACTGCTACTACACAAGGTGCTATTTTACAAGCTTTTGGTGAAGCTGCTAAATTATTACCATCAAGTAAATATGCTGCAATTTTTGCTCCAAAAGTTTATTATAATTTAGACTATGGTGAAAATGGTATTTATCCAACAAATATCCCATTCCCATGTTCATTCCATTATTTAGCTTGTGCTGCTAAAGCTCAACAAAGATTTGCTGAGTGGTATGCAGTTGCTGGTTATACAAGAGGCGTTTCTACTTACTCCATTACTCACACATCTAAAGACTTCGGTGATATCTCCATTAATACCTTAGCACCAAGAGTTTCAAATAATTATACAGATAGAGCTATTAACTTAGTTCTTAATGAAAGAGGCAGCTATTATCTCTGGGGCAATAGAACATCCGAGTTATTAGATAAAAAAGGATTAAGATTTAGTCACTTCTTAAATATTAGACAACTCTGCTGCACAATTAAACAAATTTTATTCGACGCTACAAGACAATTTACATTTGATCCAAATTCTGATAGATTATGGGTTAACTTTGTAAATGCCATTCGTCCAACACTTGAAAAAATGCAAGGTGATCAAGGCATTAAAGCCTATAAGATTTCTAAAGTTGCTACTGATAAAAAAGCTCTCTTAATTGCTAAGATTAGAATTATTCCAATTGAAGCTTTAGAAGACTTCGATATTAGTATCTATCTTGAAGATTCATTATCAGGCATGGAAATTGGCTTTGATGAAACTGAAGCAGAATAATAGAAGGAGAAAATTATTATGGCAGACAATAAAACCATTGTTGATAGCTCATTAAATACTTGGCACATTGCGGATAATTTAAGCCAATATGAAGCTGCAAGAAGTAATTTCTTCGTATTCGAAGTCAATGCAAAAGATTTTGATAACCTTGTTCATCCAGACTTTGATACACATGCAGAACCAGGTACTGATGACAAATATGACAAAGAAGCTGCATCAGAAGCTCTTAGACTAAATGTTACAAAAGCCAGTGTTCCAAACTTCTCTGTTGAAGTTAAAGAATACAAACGCGGTAATGATGTTGTTAAGTGGGCAAGCACTCCAACATTTAAAGAAGGTTCAATTACCATCGATGATGTTGTTGGCTTACATACTAAAGATATCTTATATGCTTGGTTATATCTTGCTTATGATCCTCATACACGTAAAGGCGGACGTATGAAAGATTATAAAAAAACCTGCACACTCTATGAATACACACAAGATTATCAATTAATTAGATACTGGATTCTCGATGGTTGCTTCATTAGAGAAATCGATGAAGACGAATTCAATCGTGAAGCTGGTGAAGATAAACGTCAACTTAGAGTCACAGTTGTTTATGACCGTGCTATGATGTATCCTCAACACGATGCAATCTAATTAAAATAACAGATTAAAAAACATACCTATAAGGTATGTTTTTATTTTATCATTAAAAATAGATTTAATAAATTTATTACTTATAATATGCTAAATTATATGATAAAAACATTTGCCAATGTTTATGAAAGGAAATAGACTATGGGAAGAAAGAAAGTTGACAGAAGCGATAAAATCATGCAGACTTTTGAGACTACAAAGCCTCTTAAAGCAAGATTAGAAGCTCATGCTGAAAAACAAGGAATTACCGTCTCTGCACTTATAAGAAATATTCTTGAAGAATATTTTGAAGAACGTAGAGCATAGTTTATAATGTAAAGGAGAACTATATGGCAGACGAAAGACAAACAAACTATACTATTGCAGAAAGCTGTGAATTACCATCAAAAGGTAAAATTTATGATACAGCTATTAATCCAATAATTGAGTTAAGAAGTATGACTGCTAGAGATGAAATGAAGAGACTTTCTCCTTCATCTACCCAGTTTAAAAAATTAGCTGATATTATTGAAGGCTGTATGATTGAAAAACCAAAAATTCATGTCTATGATATGTGTTTAGGTGATTATGAATTCTTATTACACAAATTAAGAATTGTTACTTATGGTCCAGACTATAAGATGACTCTTAGCTGTCCTCATTGTTTTACAGCCTTTGATGCAACTACTAGCTTAGACCAATTGCAAGTAGTTGAATTTGATGAAGAAAGATTTGAGTCTTTAAGAACCTTCACATTACCAGTTTCTGGTGATACAGTTAGAATTAAGTTTCAAACACCTAGAATTTTAGATGAAATTGAATCTCAAACAAGAGAAGCAAAAAGAAAATTCAAAAGTGCAGACATTGAATTTGATTTATTATTTATCTTAAAAAATGCTATTGAAGAAGTTAATGGAACTAAAATGGACTCTGCAAATTTAGAAACTTATATTAATAAGCTTCCAGCAAAAGATATGACTAAAATTGTTAATAATCTAGATGCACTAAATGCTTGTATTGGATTAGATAATACAGTTTATGTCACTTGTTCTAACTGCGGAGGAGAGGTACGTACATCCTTTCGCTTCGGATCAGAGTTTTTTAGACCCACTAATATCTAGGGATGGAAGTCCGTATAGCCCTAAAAGATACAAAGAAATTGTTAAAGAGTGCTGGTATATTAGTGACCAAACACATACTAGCTATACAGATGTTCTAGATTTAAGTTATCAAGAACGTTTATATTTAATAGAATGTATTGGTGAAAAACAACAAGCAACTCAAAGAGCAATCAGTGAACTACAACAACAGCGTAGCAATAAAAAATAATTAAGTAAATAGGAGGAGCTTAATATGGCAGGATTATATACTAATCAGAATTCAGATAGTGCCCAAGCATTATCTGATTTAATGATGGGCGTAAAAGATGCTATTAATTCAGAAAAAAGTGCTGTTGAAGCTTTAGAGAAACTTAAATTAAACAATGCTCAAAAGCTTGCTAAAATGCGCAAGGACCAAGAATTTGACATTGTTAATTTATATACCTCCCTCCATTTAAAAGCTGCGGGTGAAATTCACAAGAATGACGTAGCAGCCTTAAAAAAATTAAATAATCAACGATTAAAAGATGAACAAAAGCTCTCTGATGCTTTATTTAAAAGAAAATATGGCTTTGAGAAATCTGAGCTTCAAAAACGTATGAAGCAAGATAGAGAGCGTATTGATAAAGAATTTGCTTATAGAAAAAAACATGCAGAAAAAGCTGCAAAAGAAAAACTAGAACAAATTAAAAAAGAAGCCAACCAAAATAAAAAACAAGGTAGAATTAACTTTGGTAATTCTGGTTATGGTATTGGCACTTCTAAAGGTCTCTCAAGTATTATTAGAAATGCTTTAACTTCTAAGGTAGTTAAAGACGGAAAAGAAAGAGACGCAAACGCTGCAGAAAAAGGTTTAGCATTTTTTGCCGATGCTACTAAAGCTCTTGGAAATTATGTAAAACAACTCGATGGTGCAATTAATGAAATTGCAGGCAGAAAGAGTGCTATTGATACTAGATTACAGGGCTTAAATGGTAAAAAATGAGAAGATATTAATGAAGATATAAAGCTTTATGCTGGCACATCTGCCATCGTAAAACAAAGTGCTCTTGCTGGTAGAGTTCAAGAGTTTGTTGGAAAAGGTATTGCTTTTAACGTTGAACAAAGAGCTATATTACAAGAGTTATCTGGAAAAATCGCAACTACTTTTGATGCTGCTAACGGCACATTATTGAGATTAGTTCGTATTCAACAACAAGATACAACTGCAGGTCGTTTAGGTATGGAGTCTGCTTTGACTTCCTTCTTAAACAATATGTATCAAACAACTGAATACATGAATAGTATTGCGACCTCTATTAAGGGAAGCTTAGAAGAAGCTATGTCATTAATGACTGGTGAAAATGCTCTATCATTTGAATACCAAGTCCAAAAATGGTTAGGCTCTATGTATTCTGTTGGTATGTCTGATAATGCAGTTCAAGGCTTAGGCGGTGTTCTTGGTAAATTGGCTGCTGGCCAACTAGACGCTATTACCCAGGGTGGTCAAGGCAACTTAGTTATTATGGCAGCTAACCAAGCAGGCTTAAGTGTTTCTGACATGCTAAATAATGGATTAAATGCTCAAACAACCAACGACTTAATGAATTCTATGGTTGATTATTTAGCTAAGATTTATCAAGAAGCTGGTGAGAGTAAAGTTGTTCAACAACAAATGGCAAGCATTTATGGTATGACTGCTTCTGACTTAAAAGCTGCAGCTAATCTAGCTAGATCAAGAGGATCCGTTTCAAGAAATGGATTAACATATTCTGGTGCCATGCGTCAACTACAAAGCATGTCAAGTTCTATTACTGAAAGAATGTCTTTTGGTGAATTAATGTCTAATGCCTTTGAAAACTTTGACTATTCAATGGCTGAAGGTATTGCAAATAATGCTGGCTTATTCGCAGTTTATAAGATTGCAAATAAATTAACTGATTTAACTGGCGGTATTGATATTGGAACTCCATTAGTTAATGGTAGTGGTATGCCAGTAGCTATTAACGTAGCTGATGTCATGAGAACAGCTGCTCTTGCAGGTAGCTTGTTTGGTGGCATGAGTACTCTTGGAGCAAGCCTTAGTAATTCTACAAATGGCTGGGGAATGCTTCAAGCTTTAGGTGTAGGTAATGGGCTATCTGCAGTAACAAGAGGCTCAGGTAGTGGTTTAAGAACAACTGGTGGCGCTACTGTTTCTGAATCTGGCTCATTAATTGGTAACTCTGAGGGTGGAGATGCTCAAAATGCAGCTTTAACTAGCGCAACAGATAGTAATAACTCTGCTACTGCGGCTGCAGTTGATTCATCTGAAGAAACTAAATTAAAAGATGTTCGCGGTGATATTATAGAAATTTACCACCTATTACAAGACTTTGCTGCTGGAACTTATACATTGCCAGTTGAAGTTAAAGGAACTGTAAAAACTGAAGGTGGAAGTGGTATGCCATCTTAATAGCTGGAGGGTAATATATGTTTAAATTTAATAGTGATAATATTTTTGCAGGCTATATTAAGCAATTACTAGCTAGCTTTAATCTTCCTAAATATAAAGTATATACAGAAGAACAAAGAAAATACCATGAACAATATCTAGCTAGCGCAGCAGATAGAGCTGCAAAATTAGAAAGACTTGAAGAATCTAAAAATGCAGTTATAGAAGTACTTAACTATAATGATGAATTTTTAGATACTGTTATTCCTGAAACTATTGAAGCTTTTTGAACTGCTGGGTCTAGTAGCTGGAATGCAATTTTAGAAACCCTTGCTATAGAAGATGAACCTCCAGCTTGACTACAAGGAATTAAAGATTGATTAAATGAAAGAGCTTTATCTGAATTATTACTTGAAGCTGAGACCCTTTTTGGCTTAGAAACTACACAAGTTAGTGAAATACTATTGTCAGAAGCTACTAGTAAAGAGTTATTACCTGCAGAACTTATAGAAGATACTTCTACTTGTAATTCAGTTTTTGCTAATTTATCATTAGTATACTTAGAAATCTTTGTAACATTAAAAATAGCTTTTGATAATTATAATATAACTGCTGAATCAATAAATGATGCAAAAAACACAATTAAAGAACTAACTGCAAAGATTGCAGAAATTAAAAGTATTACTCCTGAACTTAATATATTAGAGTCAAGCTATAGAGTAGATACAATTAAGTATAAAAAATCTGAACGTGCAGCTAAATATCCAAAGTATATGAGATATATTCCATATATTAAAGGTAATACTATTCAAATTTATACCCCAGAAATTAGAGAGGGCACAACAGTTTACTCTGAAAATGACTGGAAAGAAACACATAATTTTGGAGCAGCACATGATAAAATCCATAAAAATAATGCAAATGACTACGTTCCAAAACCTTATGTATATAATTTAAAGATTAAAAACTATACTAAAAATTTAAAGATACAAAATAATATTTATGACTCATATACTCATGAATATCTTGGAGATTTCTTAAGATTCCAACGTGATTTTAGACAATTAAATTTAATGTCATTATATAACTGTTTTAGCAATACACTTTGTCCAGAACTTGACCTTAGTGTTAAAGTTTCTGACAGTTATACAGCAACATTTAAGACTTCAGGTGAAGATGCAAAAAGTTATAAAATTTATATGGTGCCTGTTAAGTTCTTCCAAAATTATACCATTGCAATAGATAGTGAAACTGCTGTTGAAATGTGTTGCGGATTATATGGACAATATCCTTATGATGATGCTATTAATGGAGAACTTGCTGAACGAACATACACTTGTTATAATAACATGCAATTTAAAGACCCAAAATTATTTACTGCAGTAAATAATTTGACTCCTCTTACTTCATTATTAAATAGCACTGAGTTAGCACAGCATGAGGATGACCTAAAGCTCTTTATTAAACTTCCAATTAATAATAGTTCTACTATTACTATCTTAGAAGGTGATTATTTAGGTTATGGCGATTTTGTTGGAAAACTTCAGTCAGTAACTGGCAGTTCATCTATTATTAAGAAACAAACAAACTACTCAGTTGTAAACTTTGAGGGAAATCTTGATACCTTAGATGTTAAATTAACAACAACCTTACAACTTTTAGTTGCTAATACAAAAGAAAGTTATCCATTTGCAGATAGACTTATTGAGTATTTAGTTGATAATGTAGTTACTCCAGAAGATACTATTGGAGATAATATTAAAAGAGCTAAGGTTATTGCAGCTAAAAATACCAGCGCTGATGTAATCACAATTGTTGAGGATGAAATTTGATTGCCAGCACTTAAATATGTTTACTATAACTATATTAACAAAAAATATAATGGGCGTGATTTTAATCATGATATCTTAGGATATGTTGACAAAGATGTTGAAAAATTCTATGCTTATGTAAATAAGCGTATTCAATTTGTTAATGGCGTCCCAACTGTTGTAACTACTGCAGATTCCATTTCAACAGTTAATATCTATGAAGAGTGGGAGGAAAAATAGTATATGCCAGATAGAGAAGCAAATCGAGTCTTAGAAGACAACTATATTTATATTTCTCATTTAGATGAGGGCTTTCAATTCTGGAAATTACCTACATGGCCAGATGTTGTTACAGATACTATGCAGTCAACCTTTACTCCAACTAATGCACTAGGTAGAACTGCTCCTGTCTATACTTTCAGTAATGCAGGTCCTAGAACCGTTCAAATAGAAATCCCACTTCATAGAGACATTATGGATGATGTCAATACAGGTATTAGCAATTCACAATTAGGTGAAGGTGAAGATTATGTTGATAACCTCTTAAGAGCTTTACAAACCTGTGTTGTCCCAAAATATAACTTAACTAATAAAGCTGTTGAGCCTCCATTAGTCGCATTAAGACTTAGTAATGAGATCTTTATTAAAGGTGTTGTTACAAGCGGCATTGGTATCTCTTATGAAAAACCAATTTTAATGAATGGTAAGTATGCTAATGTTCACTTATCTATTACTATTTCAGAAGTAGACCCATATGACTCAACTGCAATCTTTAAGAATGGCTCTTTTAGAGGCGTTGTTAAAAGTTTAAGAAGAGGAATGAACCTGGAGGAAGACTAGTTTATGGATACAATAAAAAATAAGCGTTATGCAAAATATGACTATACCTCACGTTATACAGGTATTCCTTATTATTATCATACAAAAGATAAAAAAGACTTTTATGGCTTAAGCAAAAATATGCTTAAAGATACTGCTTGAGTAGCTCATAAAGTCAAACAAGATGATACATTAGATAAATTAGCTTTATCTTACTATAATAATCCAACATATTGGTGGATTATTGCTTATTTTAATGACATTCAAGATGCTTTTATTAAATTAAGCGACTATTATAAAGTTCTAAAAATTCCTTCTATTACTAGCTTAGTTTTTGGAGACCTTAGATAACAATGGCATTTAAAGACGAAAGACGTTCAATATTATCACCAACTGTTAGAGTTCAAGTTCCTTGGATTAAAGTAACTATGGGAACTTTTACTTTTGGTGTATACAGCAGAACACCAGTAGGTGAGAAAGATGAGCAAGATAACTATTGGACAACTTATAATGTTCAATATCCAAACTTTGTTCAAAGTCTAGATATAGTTAAAGTTAATGGACAAATTAACCAATATACTCTTCAATTAAAGTATCCTGTTACACAAACAGATGACCCGAACTTCTTTGAGAAAGTTTTTAGTAGTATAAGTACAACTCGTAAAATTACATTTAGTTATGGTGATATGAGTATGCCTTCTTATATTTATCGTGAAGAGGAAGCTCTTATTACAAAAATTACTTCTAACTTTGATTTACGTGCAGGTGTTATTAATTATACTATTTATGCTGTTTCTTGCTCTGCTTTAAATATGGGTGGAAGTTGAACATTCCAAGGTGGAAAAGTAAAGCCAAGTGATATTATTAAGGATATCTTTTCAAATCCAAAATATGGACTAAAGAGTCTTTTTACTGGAATGAATGATAGTAATATTAATGCTCTTGTTCCAGCAGATGATAAAGAAGTTTATATAAATGCTAAGAAAAATATTTCAGCTCTTGATTATATCGTTTATTTAACAAGCTGTATGATACCTGGAAGCACTACTATTGGACAAAATGCTGCGTCTGATATTTATATTTTAACTATTCATGATGACACAGCTTTTGATGAAGAATATCGAGACCAATTAGTAGAACATGGTGCTTATTTTAAAATTGAACGTGTATCCTATAAAACAAATAAGTCTGATGCTTTACAATTAGATATTGGTTTTGGTAATACAGGTACAGTTGTTACAGCATTCTCTGTTACTGATGACGAAAACTATTCATTACTCTTTGACTATAATGATTCATTAGATAAGGACCAATATGTTAAACGTTTAGATAATAACGGAAATTGAGAAGAGGTTTGAGCACCAACAGTAACATCTAAAAATGATTTATTTATTACTAGGGCTTCTGATATTTCTTGGTGGACAAAAGTTACTAAATATCCTATTAAAGCAACTATTACTGTTTTAGGATTATTAAGGCCAGCAATTCTTATGAGCTATATAAGATTAAATGTTATTTTCCCAGGTGGAAGAAAACATATAGCTTCTGGTTTATATCTTGTCACAAAGCAGCAAGATAGGATTGATGCAAGTGGTTATCGAACTACACTAAGTCTAACAAAAATATCTGGCGATAGCTCTCCAGTATTTGAATAAAAATAAAAAGCAGAATAACTGCTTTTTATTTTACGCATAAATATATTTATTAAATATATTTGCTAAATTATATGATCTTAATTGGAGGTTTTTAATGCGTAGTATTAAGTTTCCAAAAATGTTTAATACCAATAGTACAAATGTTTGGTCCTCCTCTGAATATTTAGAGGCTACTAAACAAAATACAAAACTATTATTACATTGTGAACGTGGTGAACTTATTGGTGACCCATACTTTGGTTTACTTTTAAGACACTTCTTTTTTGATCAAAACAATTACGTATTAAGAGACCAAATTATTGATATGATTTATACACAGCTTGCTATTTTTATTCCCCAAGTTCATGTAGAGAGAAAAAATATCTCTATCTTCCAAGACAGAGAAAAAGCAAAATTATACTGTGAATTTAAAGGTATCAATCAAATTGATTATCAACCAAATACTTATCAATTAGTATTATTTGATAATTCTGAAACAAGCAAATAAGGAGATAGCTAATATATGATTACAGAGAAAGAATTAACTGAAGTTTCTTTATCCCCTACTAAAAAAGATTACTATCAAATTTGGAATGAAATTATCGATTTAGCAGTAAAGATTTCTAGTAGATGGTCTCCAGACTCTACAAATGAATCAGACCCTGGCATCGTTCTTTTAAAAGCGCTTGTTGCTATTGCTGATAAATTAAACTATAACCTTGATAAAAACATTCTTGAAGCATTTATGCCAAGTGCTACACAAACAGAATCTATGAGAAAGCTCACAGAAATGATGGGCTATTCTATGAAATATTATCAAGCTGCAACATGTAAAGTAGTTATTAAATATGATACTACTAGTGCTAAACAACTTGAAGACTATGGCAAAATCTACTTCCCAAAATATGTTAACCTTAAGAATGAAGAGGAAGATATTAATTATGTTACTTGGGAAGACTTTACCCTCCAAGAATCTGAACCAAGTAGAGAAGTAGTCGCTCTCGAAGGTGAATTAATTGAATGTGAAACAAATACTGATAATATCATCTCTATGGTTCATTTAGATGATAATCATAGATACCTTTTACCTGAAACTAATGTTGCTGAAAATGGTATTATTGTTTGCAATGTTTCAGATGCTGATAATGCTTTAGGAGACTCAAATCCTTGGAGACAAGTCGATAATCTTAATACCTGGCTTCCAGGCGAAAAAATATTTAAATTTGGTTTTGATAGTAAAGAAAATTTACCTTATATTCAATTCCCAGAAGATATTAGTCAACTTATTGAAGATGGTCTAAGAATTAAATATGTTAGAACAAGTGGTGTTACTGGAAATATTTCTGCAAAAACACTTAGTAAATTAGAACCACCAGCTTTATGGAGTACAGATGATAGCGTTAGCGACTTAACTAGCGGTAATTTTATTGTTACAAATTTATCTGCAACTACTAATGGTGCAAATCCAGAAGGTATAAATGCTGCTTATAACAACTTTAAGAAAACAGTTGGTACATTTGATACATTAGTCACCTGCCGTGATTATATGAATAAGATTTATCAACTTACTGTAAGCTCTACTGATAATACTCCTCTTGTTTCTAATGTTATTGTTTCTGATGTTAGAGATGATATTAATAGTGCTGCTACTTTATGTTCATTTAATGACTATGGTATTTGTTATATCGACACACCATTACCTGACCCAAATAATGATTCTGTAAATAAAATTGAGCACTTTGATTTAGTATTATATCCATTTAAGACTGTCTATGGATTAAATGATAAAAATGAATATATTAATTCATTTAGATTTAATGCTGAAAATTATAATAGAATTACACATGACCTTAAAACAGAAAAGACTATTGCACACAATATTATTTTACCTAATGGCAATGATATTGCTTGTATTAAAAACTACTTGAAATTAAAAGCCGATATTACAACAGTTAAAAAAGTTACTGCTGCTGAGGAAGCTGAAATTTTAAGTAAAATTTATAAAGCTATTTATGAAAACTTCAACTGTCATAAATTAGACTTTGGTGAAAAAATTCCTAGTGAAGTTATTGAAGAAGTTATTAAGACAGCTGACCCAAGAATTAAGAGTGCTAACTTAGCTGAACCAATGCTTTATACTAAGTTTATGTTAGCTGATAATACTGAATATGAATTAGTTGCGACTGAATCTAATGGTAGTAGATCTGCCTTTACAACAAGTGACCAACTCTATAATAAATTAGTTTTAAGAAATATTTTAGCTGGAAAGATTGCTGCTTTCCAATATGATGATGACTTTAAAACAGATTATGCTGAAACAGGTTATTATGAAGCAAATGAAATTGGCGGTGCTATTTCAAATAGATATCCATTAACTGATACATATATTACCGGAATTTCTACAGAATATAAAATTCAACAAACAAATAAAGAAGTTACTTTAGGACCTAATGAAGTTGTTCAATTTAGAATGCCAAATTTAAAAACTATTGCTACATATCCATGCTATGTAAACTATTTTGCTCACTTTGAGTTAGATGATGAAAATAGTGCAGATGCTATTAATGTTCCAGCTACATTTATGACTTTGTATGACTTTATGAATACAAAGTCTACCTGAGAAGACTTTGCGAATAATCGCGGACGTTCTAAAATTGAGCCAGTCGCTGAAGGTGAAATTACAACTGCTGACCAATATAAGAGTTTCTTTAAGTCTTACTCTGGTATGTTATTTACTCATACAACTACCCCAGAAGATTACTATACTGCTTGCAGTCCTGATTTTGTAGCTACAGAGAAAAGTGAATTTAGTTCACAAGCAACATACTATAAGCTTATTTTAGATACAAGCTCCTTTGGTGCCTTTAGTTCTTATATCAGATCTCTTGAAAGAAATGGTGTTCAATTAAAAGGTTTATATAGAAGCTTGGGCGCAGATTTAAAAACTAGCTATGGAAGCTTAGTTGATATTGATTATGTTAAATATTCTTTATCAAGCATTCATAGTAATTTAAATAAACCTTTATTAAATTACTTTGTTCAAGAAACACATCTTAATGACCCAGAAGATAGTAAACTTAATGTTAACTATACTCAAGATGGTTTAGGTAAAGACGGTGAACCAATGGGTGTTGCAAAAGACACTGAATATGAACTTGGTGAAAATGAATATATTTTATTTAACTGGACTGACTCTCAACAAGATGCTTCTGGTAATGAAACAAAGACTGTTGTAAATAAAGTTTATAAAGAAGGCGATATTATTAAGCCAAACTTTAACTTAATTGATAGCACTTTATATCATAATCAAGCACACAGCTATTCTAAAACTTCTGGTTATAATTTCAGAGATTATAAAATTCCAGGTATGTTTACTCTTGGTTCTGATGAACAAATTTGTATTAGAGACATTGTTAAAGTTGAATTAGACAATAAGGGTTCTTATTTATACTGGATTAGAAATGATGAAGATCCTGAGGCTGCTTCTCATATCTTTAGTTTTAATGAGTATTATAATGGTGGTATTCCAACAGATGAAGCAGCTTATGCAAATGGTGACTTTGAAGGAAATCATGCAGGATACAAACCAAATGCTTATGTATTAAAAGAAGGCGAACAACTTTATTATACAGATAGTAAAAAGCTTGACTTAATTTACTATGGTGCAGGCACATTAATTGTTAAACATGCTAATACTCCTACACTTAAAAAGAATACTATTGATGGTATTGTTTCCGCTGAGGACATTGTTTCAAATGGCTTAAATGTAATTCCTTGGGGAAATGCTTATGACCTAAGAAAATATACTGTTACAGATAATACAACTCTTGAAGAATCTACCCATGATGGAAGTATTACCATTATTGAAAATAAATATGTTAACTTAACTGAAGGTGATGTTTTAGTTGCATTATCTACAACTGGTACTGATGCATCTACAATTGACCATGACTTAAATAATGATTGAATTGATATTAAGTCTGCAAAATTTAGATATGCTGAATCTAAAGAAAATGGAGCACCTGAAGCACTTCCAATAATTAATATTGGAAAGAAAGATGGTATTTGTTGGAAAGCTAGAAGTAGACTTGATATTAATTTAAATGCAGACAACGCCCAAAAATTAACAGGCTATTATCTTAATACTGAAACTTATTATGGTGATACTATTAAAGTTCTCTTTAAGAGTAGAGTTAATAATGAAGCAAGCTACTGGACACTTAGACCTAATAGTCTAGATAATCCAATGGCAGTATACTCTAATTATCCACTTCAAATTGCTTCTGATTATTTAGAAATTGGTGCAGATATTAGTAATGCAATTGACCTTAAGATTAAACTTGCTAAGGTTGAAAATATTATGTGAGAAGTTGCTGATAGTGATGAGAGATATGAGTTAACACTTAATAACTATATAAATGAAGATACTACTTATACAAAGTTCTCTTTTGAAGAGGCAGAACTTAAAACTAGCGCCATGTATACAGACCCAGAGCATCCAAATGACTATCCAGACTATTCATTAAATAATGAACAAGTTTTAAGTAAACTTGCAAATGAAGACCCACTCTTTGGTCTTAATATCAATATAGGCACTACTGATAAATGCGGTATAATTTTATTCTACTATATTGATGAACTTGCTGGAACTGCTACTCATCATAATGCAAGATTAGAAGTTGAAAATGGTAATATTAAACCATTTAATAATCTTGAAGCATTAAATAACCAAACAACTTATACTTTAAAGCCTGGCGTTCAAGTACTAGAACTTTCTAATACTGTCACTAAACTTAAAATTTATGCTGACTATGATGAAGCATTAGATACAAGTGTAACTCCTAGCATTCTTGATTTAGGAAAATCACATCAAGGAATTGTTATCTTTGGAGATTTACGCTTAATAAAAGATATTAATCCAAAATTAAATTATCGTTATAATAGAACTGGTGCTGGAACAGCTGAAGATCCAAATACAGGCTATGGTCAACTTCTAAAAGATATTAGAAGCTTAGGCTCACTTGTTTCAGATAATTTCTATTATAATGTTCCAATTAGTAATAGTAATGCTATTGACTTAAATAGCTCATTAGATACCGATACTTTAGCTAGCCCAGAAAGTTGGTATGATCCAAATAATGTTAATAACAAGTTTGTTATTTCAGAAATTGACTCTGACTATTTATCACGCGGTATTACACTTACTAGAGCTTCTAAGCTCTCTAAATAAATCAGGTATAAATTATGATTAAGCTACAAGATTTAACACCTAGCATTTATTATGAACAATCAAGAGACTTCCAATTTATTGGACGTTTGTTTGATATTGTCTTAAACTACTTAAAAACTAATGCTGATAATATTTATAACCTTCCATGTGGAAAAAATATGGATGAAAAGCTATTAGATTTATTAGCATTATCATTGGGCTTTCAATCAAAGCATCACTATAATTCAAAACACTTAGCAGCTGTTTGTAGTGTTCTTCCAACAATCTTAAAGACAAAAGGAAGTTTACAAGCAGTTATTAATGCTGTCAATGCAATGCTTAATTCTGAAGGCATAAGACAAACACTTGATTATTATATTGAGCCTAGACAATATATAACACTTTATTTACCTCAACAGCTCTCAGATTTAACTTTATTAAAAGATTTACTTCCATATATTTTACCTGCCGGTTTGGGCTGTAATTTAGTTAAAGAAGTTAAAGAAGTTATTCCAGTTGAAACTGAACTTACTACAGAAGATATTATTAAGATTGAATTGATTAGACGTAAAACAATTAGTGCGGCTAATGAACATCTTGCAGTTATGCTTGATAAGGAAAGTCAAATTTTACAATTACTTCCAAAAATTGTTGATAATAAACAAGTACCAAGTGATGACTGGAAAGAACTTACTCGTAGAGAAGGTCTTAAAGATGATAACTATGTAGAAGATGATGAACCTGAAGAGTCTGAGGAAGAAGAAGTCGAAGAAAACGGAGAGGGCGAATAATTATGAGAAAAGAAAAATACTCAAAATCTATTGAAAGCCTAAATTATGAAGGAGAGATTACTGTTAAATTAGTAGACGGTGAGCGTGTACTCTCCACTAAAAAATATCATAATACAGGACGTGAACCATTATTTAACTTTTTTACTTACTGCTTAGCTGGTAATTTTACTGCTGCATCTGACTTACGTCCATGTAGAATTATTCTATTTGAACTTGATGAAGGTGAAACTGCTGGCACATTTAAAGCTGAATACTGGAATGATAAAACAAAAGTTTCCTCTACTGTTTATTATGATTCTACCGTTACTCCGGGAGCTCAAGATGGTATTAGCACTATAACATACCACTTTAGAATTCCATTCTTATGCTTAGTTGGTGGAGCTAACGTTAGAAAAGTTGGCTTATACCCAGATACTATTACAAGTTTAAGTAATGACTTGTGTGCATATTATTTTTTAGATAATGAATTTACTGTTCCGTATGGCGGTGGTAATTTTACTGTCGTTATTGACTGAACATTAAAAATTAGAAATATAACAGCTCAAGAAAAAGCAGTCGAAGCAGAAGCTACCAATAATGAGGAGGACTAATATATGAGCGACAATAATGATAATAGATATATCTTTGCGACCTCTAGTTTAAATGGAACATATTTTCAAAGTAAAGATATAAAAGTATTCCCATGTGCTTATAGAGGCTATAAAGACTTAGGATCAGGACTTATCTTTAATCCAGAATCCAGAGGCTTTACTGAATATAATTTTAGTCATATTTATAATAGAACTGCAAAAAATAATGGCAGCTATTTAATTTCCTGAGAGAACAGTGCAGAAGATGATGATGGCATTGGTGTCTTAAAGTGTGTAGTTGGTGGTTATTATTTTGAAATCTATGGAGTAAAAGCAAAAGATTTAGCAGATAAAAAATTAGCTATTCGTACTAGAGCTATTACTCTTAATACATATTCTAATGAAGATCTTACAGATGTAAATAAAACTTATACTTTAAAATCTTATTTAAATGAAAGTGCTGATTGGCTAGACATTCAAACAACCAGTGGTTTATATGCTTTTACAGGTCTTGCTGTTCTTGAAGCTTCTGATACAAGCGCTAATCAAGGTGAACTTCAACTAGTTAAAAGTTTTAAAGTATTTGACTCTTCTACTGCTACCTATAAAATTCTTCCAGAAACAAAAAGACTTGACGATATATTAATTACAGGCACTGGTAAAGATGCTATTCAAATGTTAGATAATAGTGCTAGTGGAGAAGCTGCTATTGCATTAGGTAGCGGAAATAATGCTATTGGTAATCATAGCATTACATTAGGCACAGATAATATTGCTGGAGCTGCCCATGCTCTTACAGATAGTGGAAATCAAATGGCTCTTGCTGGAAATTTCTCTGTTGCAATTGGTGAAGATGCAAAAGCTCTAAGTAGTAATGCTATTGCAATTGGCTATAATGTAACTGCTGGCAATACTTCTTGAGAGAAAAATACACAAACTGACTGCTATGAAGCTATTGAACAAGGCAGTTATCAAATTGTTTTAGGTAAATATAATTTAGATGATGTAGATAAAGCATTAATTTTAGGCTGAGGTACATCTGAAAATAGAAAGAATATCTTTACAGTTGCACAAGATGGCTCAATTAATTCTACTGGTGCTTCTGCAACCTTTGCTGGAAATGGTTCATTTAGTGGAGGAGAATTTAATGTTTATAGCAAAGCAACTAATACTGTAAATATTGGTAGCGATGCAGCCAGTGATGCTGGTGAGTTAAATATTTGAGGAAGTAGTAGAAATACAAAAGTATTTAGTGTTAGTAAAGCTGGTGTAGTAAGAGCTGCTTCTAATTTAAATGTTGGTGGTGATATTGAAACTGCTGGCGTAGTCCATGCTAAAAATAATATTATTGCTGACGGTAATGGAAATAATTCATTAACTTTAGGTAGTGTTGAACTTGGTTCTGCTGGTAGTCTCTATATTTACAAAGATACTAATTCTATGGCTTATGCAATTAATTCAGATGGCTCTACCTATATTGGTGGAAATACTAATATTGTAGGCAATTTAAATTGTAGAGACCATTTTGAACTTATTGATACCTCCACTGGTTTTGGAACTGCTGATAAATATATCGGTTATTATTTACTAGATTTATCAACTCCTAATACTTATGTTCTTGTTACAGAAGAGAACTATGACACTATCTTTGAAACACTTAATATTAGTAGCTTCCCAACAGAAGCTTATGAAAAAGCTGCAAGTATAATTAACTGTACCGGTGACTTTGGTACAGAGAGTAATGCCAGCATTGGTAAAGATTTAACAGTTATCGGCAGTGCAACTATTGACAATGGTTTAACAGTTACATCTGGTGATATTAATCTTAGTGATATTATTACTGCTAATGCTAATGCTATTAATTTAACTGGTAATACAACTAATGTTGGTAACTTAACAATTAATAGTGGTAAATTAGATGTTGCCTATGGTATTACAGGTAATAGATTAGTCTTAGCTACTCCAGCAAATTATACTAGTGTTTCTGACACTAAGGCCTTAAAATTACAAACACAAAATGCTACTGAATTCTTTAGCGTAGATACATCTGGTAATGTTGCTGCTACTGGTAAAATTTCTGCTAATAGTTATCAATTAAATAACAGTGGTAATACTCTTACATTTACTATTGACAATTATGAAGCAGCAGATAATAATACAGGTTTCTGGCGCAATACTAATGATTTATGCTTAGATAAAGGTCTTCATGTTAATGGTCCAATTTCCTGCACAAGTAGATTATTACCAGGAACTGCAAGCTATGCAGGTGGCTTATTTATTAGTAATCATGAAGATCAAGCAAAAGTTCATCTCTCTGCTGAAGGTGCTGCTTGGTTTGCTCAACAATTAGCTATTGGTCCAACTGATGCTGGTGTTGATGAATCTACCAGTGACATTTTCTTTAGAGTCTATAGAGATAGAAAGACTAATCCAGCTTATGCAGTTCTTAAAGGTAACTTTACTGCTACTGGTACATTAACTTTAGGTGGCAGAGCAAACATTAATGGTAAACTTACTGTTGGTTCAGATGAAACTGCTGCTGACCTTAAAGTTTATGGTAATACTGCTATTGCTGGAACTGTCTCTGCAATAAGCTATGCTGCAACATCAGACATTCGTTTAAAACAAAATATTAAAGACTATAATTGTGAAAATTCAGTTCTTGATTTACCGATCAAAGAATACGAATATATTAATGATAATGAACATGTTAGACATATTGGTTGTATTGCGCAAGACTTACAACAAATTTGTCCAGAACTTGTTCATGAAGATGCTAATGGTTATCTAAATATTGAAGAAAGTAAACTAGTCTATTTATTATTAAGTGAAGTTAAAAAGTTAAAAGAAGAAGTTAATAAATTAAAAGGAGAATAATCCTATGCCATTTATTACTATTGATAAAGTCCAAATAGAGCTTGTTGAAGGCTTTTATGGTATGGCCGACTTTAGTGGCGATGTTTTCAATGAAAATAGTATGCTAGTTACTAATGCGGTTAATCCTAACTACTATACATACTTTAGAAAAACTAGCAAAACATATGAAGCTACGGATGGTACAACTTACTACCAATGAAAAGCAACAAATCATAGCTCTCCATTTAATTCAGATATTGCATGAGCTGCAGGCACACTTCTTTATACAATAAGAGATATTATGTCACTATGAAGCTCTGCTGATATTTTTACTATTACTGAAGGACCTATCAATTTAGAAACTACTGTTGACTTTAATACTTATGATGCTAGTTCTGGAATATTAAAAGATGCTTTTGATAATTTTGAATTTTATCACTGTGGAGAAGAGGCAGTTCCAGAAGATACATTTATTTATTCTAGTCCGCACCAAAAATATCAAAAGTATGTTGCAAATGGTTGGGCAGAATGTGTTAAAGCAAATGCTTATTTATTACCTAATGGCAATTATGTATCTGGTTTTAAGAGAGGAACTGTCCCAATTGTTTATGCTGACGGTAGTAATTTATTAGATAGAATAGAAGCTTCTTGATCAACAATATTAGATATTCCAGAGCTTACTGAACTTGTAGATAACCGCAATGCTAACAATATTGTTGCCGCCAGATTTCCTGAGCATTTGGGTAAGGTATATGATTCTAAACGAGGTTGAGCAAATTTTTTAGTCAGCACAAATCTATTACAAAATTGATATAAAACAAATAATAAAAATGATGAATTAGAAACTGTTAATTCAATTGTTACAAAAGTTAATGAAAATAGAACCTATAAAATTTATAAAAAATCTTCAACAGAAATAGCAATTAGTTGAAAAAATAGCGTAATTCATACTATTAGCCTAGCAACTATAAATAGCCATAAACCAGTAGAGGAACGTTTATCAACATTACCTACACGTATTGGTATTGTATTAGTAGGTGCTGGTGGTGGTTCTGGTGGATGTACTTGATATGATGCTGAAAAAAATGGTAAAACATCAGACCAATATCTTTGTCCAGGTGCAGGTGGCGGTGGTGGTGGCATCATTTGAGGTGTTATTGATATTAGTGAAACGTCAAGCACTCATCCATTTACAGTAACACTTGGACTTGGTGGAAATCATGGCTGAGACGCCAGTACTACAAACTTATCACACAATAATCCAAAAATTGGCGACTGAGGCCAAGATGGTTTACCTACTACATTATCTTATGATAATGTAACATTAGCTGTTGCTGGTGGTGGTGGTGCAGGGTCTTCTGGCCACTGGTCAAGTATTGCTGGTGGTGGCGGTGGTGGTTCTGTTGAAACAAAAAGCCAATATGCAGGAAATAAACTACTCTGGTGGGGTATTGCTGGAGCCAAAGGAAATGATGGTTGTAGCTGTGACCCAAATATAGAAAATTACTCTGCTGAAAAAAATTTTGGTATATATTTCTTAAAAGATGAAACAACTGATGGACAATTTACTTATAAGATTCACCATGACCAAATAAAAGCAGTAAGTGCTGCTGATATTACTGCTCGTATTCCAGGTGGACATTCTTGGGGTAGAGGTGGCTTCCAAGACAACGCTCCAACATTAGGTGGTGGCGGAGGTTGAGGAACTGACTCCTCTGAAGATGGTGCTGAAGGCTGTTTTATGCTATTCTACTAGATTTATTGTATAATATAAAGGATATAAATATGGCACTTTTATTAAAAGATAATAGCTATTTAAAAATAAATATGGATGGTAGTTATTTTTGTTATAAAAATAGAACTACTAGAAATAAAGAAAAGAAAACTAATAGCCAAGAAATTATTCAAAAATATAAAGAAATTATTGAAGAATTTACTAGCCATATAGAAGAAATTAGATACTATGCTAAAGATAAATTTGAACTCTATCTCGCTTGGCAAAGAGAGTTTAGAACATATTTATCTTCTTTACAAACTTTTGATACCAGTAATAAGTATCCACTTATGGAACAATATTATCCTGACATTAAAAATACTATTCCATATATTATAGTGAAGGGAAAAATCGGTGTTCCTGAGCAAATTACTACAATAGAAGAATTATATAAGTATATTAAAGATTATGAAATCTTTGGTAATATAGATGAAGTAAAGGATATTTAAAAATGAAGATTAAAATTTATACTACTCCTATGATTCCGTCAAAAGGAATTACCCCATTAATGATTGAAAGACAATTTGTTTGGCGTAATACAGGACATTATGATGGAGAGGCTGAAATTGGTATTGCAGATATGCAAGAGCCAATTTGGTGGAATCGTCCACTACATTCTGATACATTAGTTAAGCAAGAACCAGATGGTTTATATAGTTATAACCTTCCATTTATTGGAGGTGCTGACGTATATAAAACAGGCTATAATATGCTTTTACCAAAAAATTCAATTCCAATTGCTGGTATGATTAGAATTAATGGTAAATGGACAGATGCAGAAAGAAATGTATTAAAAACATTAATGTCTAAAGCTGTGTATAATGCATTAATTGCTTTGGGCGTAGATTCAAAGAAATTAACAGTTGTTCATAATGATATTCTATTTAATGGTAAAAAATTTATGGGAACTGAAGAAAAGGCACAAGGACTTTGGTATTCTATAAATACAATTATTACCCTACAATATGCACCGGAAAAAGAAATCTTTGATAGACTAACTGGTGAATATGCACAAGCAAGAGGTATTACTGGTATTATTGAAGAGACTAACTTATTCACTAAAAGTGAATTTATGAATATGTTAGTTAGTAAAATTCAAGAATTACTTGACCCATTACCATAAAAATTATTAGCTAGAAGATAATAAAAACCCTTTAAAGGGTTTTTATTTTTATGCTTAAAAAATAAATTTAATAAATTTATTTTTGCTAAATTATATGACTAAACCTTGTCGGAGGCTTGTATAATGATTACAAAAGGAATTATTACTGCTATTGATTTTACTGGTAATACTTGCACTGTTCGTATGCCATTTTTTGAAACTGCGGGCAATGATGAGATTATTGGTACTGCTACAATTTCTAATACTCCTGGTAGCTATAATGGCTATAAAGTCGGAGATGTTGTTTGAGTAGCATTTGAAGATAATAAACTTGATACACCAGTTGTTATTGGTAAACTTTACCTTGGCGTTGATGTTGAAAAGAATGATCCTCGCGGTGCTATTAATGTAGAAAGTTCTATTACAACAAAAAATGCGTCTATTCCTGCTGACACAAAACTTTCATCTGCTTCCGATATAGATGTTCCAAATACTGCTGCTCCTTATAAATCAATCTCAGGTCTTACTAAAGAACTTAGAGAAGTTGAGTCTGGAACAACAGAAGGCTTAAGAGTTCTTACTACCGATATTTCTACTAAGGTTAGTAAAGAAAATGATGGTAGAGCTACAGGCTTTGGCTGGTTAATTAATGATGAAGGTTGGAAAGTAACTTCCTATGATTCAAGTCATCAAGGCTTAGATGCTATTGATATTTTTAAAGTAGATAATAGTGGTGTTACTGTTGCTGGTGATGTTAAAATTGTTGGCTACCCAACTAAGACTATTGTCTTATATGCACAAAATCAAAACCCAAACCAACCACCTGATTTCGTTCCAGAAGGCTCTACACTTCCAGAAGGTTTTCCAAGTACTGTTCCAGGAACTTGGAGCACATCTGAACCTTCTTGGCAATCTGGCTATTACATTTGGCAAAAAACTTTAGTATTCAAATATCAATATAATTCAACTACAAAAGCATTAGATGAAGTATGAACTGCAACTACTGTTTGTATTTCTGGTGCCAATGGTCAAAATGGTACTTCTGGACAAGATGCTGTTTCATATTGGTTAGATGTTTCTACACCAGTTCATTTAGGCACAAATCAAAGTGAAAATATTACAATTAGAGCATTTAAAAAGATTGGCCTTAATTTAGAAACAGTCGATGATAATGCTTATATTAGATATAGCTGGGATGATGGTACAACATGGACTAACTGAGTTTTAAATACAACCTTCGATGTCCTTCCAGCAACTGTTTTAGATAATAATGATAATCCAATTCCAAATCCTATTTTTAGAAATGAGAACTTAAAAATTCAAGCTGCTCATGCAATTTGGGGTAAAGATGCTAATGATAATGATATTATTACTGGCTACAATACTTATGAGTCTGAAACAATTACTTATGCACCATTAGATACTCCTGTATTAGACTTAACTAATGATAGTGCATCTTTAGCATACTATGGAAATTTAAAATTAGATAATGCTGCAACAGTTTCTTCTACTGCCGCTGTTTATTTAGGCACAGATACAATTCCTGCAACTTATTTATGGACTTTTGTAAACTGTAGTGGCAGTGGTGCAAATACAGCAACTGTTGTAGTTGATTCTCTTTCTGCTAATAGTGCAGCAGCTATTTGTACTGCCACTTGCACAAACTTAAGAGACGAGAATGGTGATGCTGTTACTTTAACTAAAACATTTACTATTACTAAACAAATAAGTGCAGCACAATATTGGTTAAAAGTTGATAGTCCAATTCATATTGGTAAATTACAAAAAGCTGATATTACTTTAACACCAATGGTAAAAATTGGTGATGAAACTGAACGTGCTGAGTCTGCTGCTGCAGATTCTGCTTATATCCGTTATAAATGAGGGGATAATGGTTCCTTTAATGCTTGGTCAAAAGGTATTGTTGTTGTTCCTCATATAAAAGAAGTAAATAATGTAGAACAACCAGCCTTTGAAGAGGCTGACCTTATTATTGAAGCAGCACATAGAAGTGGCACAAGTCCTAGCTATGTTTACACAGTTTATGATACTGAGAAAATTACATATTCCCCATTAAATACACCTGTTATTGATTTAAGTAATGATAGTGATAGCTTACCATATGAAGGTAATGATATTATTGAAATATCTGAAGGCGTTTCACCAGTTGTTGAATCAACAGCGACTGTTTATTTAAATGGTGAAGAAGTTGCTTTATCTAATTTCCAATATTATAGATGAGAATTAACTAATTGTGAATATCAAAGTAGTGGTGCTGACCAAGTAAGCACAACTGTTCATATTGATAGTATTAATACAAATCAACTATCAGGCTATGCAACATTTAAAGTAAAATTTAAAGCTACTTCAGATTATCCTGGTTTAGAACTTGAAAAGAAATTCACTGTTGCAAAACAACTTAAAGGTGCTGATGGTGCTGATGGTGCTTCAGCTATTAGACTTGTTATTGAAAATGACTTTGATAGTATTCCTGCAAATGCTAATGGTGTAATTTCTGATTATGACTATACTTTAAATACTAAACATACAGTTAAAGTTTATGAAGGTGGCACTACAAAGTCATTTAGAATTCAATCTGACAGCGCAAGTCGTACAGGTAGAACAGGATATATTGTAACATATAAAGCAGAAGGCTTAGAATGAACTCCAGGTACTGCAAGCACTGTTAGCTACTTTGAAAAATATATTAATGCATTAACAGCAGATAAAGGTACTATTACTTATAAATTATTTGATGGCAGTGCAGAAACTCCACTAGATACTGGAAAATTCGAAGCTGTTAAAATCAAACGTGGTATTGATGGTGAACAAGGTCCAAGTGCTGTTAACTATTGGTTAGATATTTCAACTAATATTCATACTGGTAATCAACAAGTTGCTGACATTACTGTAACTGCTTATAAAAAAGTTGGTAATAATCCAGTAGCTATTGATACTGATGCCAACATTAGTTATCGTTGAGATGACCCAGATGATAGCGCTGATGATAGTTTAGTAAGCAATCCTTTTACTCCTATTGCAGCCTCTGGAATAGTCGACAGAATTTCAAATGTTTATCCAAATAAAAACTTAGTTATTCAAGCAAGTCATACAGATACTACTACTAACATAACTACAGTTTATGCAACTGAAACAGTTACATACTCACCATTAAATACTCCTGTCCTAGATTTAAGTAGAGACAGCGCTGCACTTGCTTATTCTGCAGATGGTAGCAGTCTTGTTAATCCTGGTGATTATGTTGAATCAATGGCTACTGCATATTTGAATGGTCAACAAATTAGTGGAGCAGTTTATACTTGGACATTAACTAATTGCACAGGTGCTACATATACAAATACTACTGCTAATACCGATGATCCAAGCACTGGGGCAGTTGATGAAAGCTTAGTCGGCAGAAAAATTAGAATTACTGGCTTATCTGCAAATACTGCAACTGCTACTTGCATTGTTTCAAATATTGGATATAATGGTTTAACTATATCTAAAGAATTTACTATTGTTAAACAACTCCAAGGTAAATCAATTGAAGATGTTGGTGAATATTATTTTGCAAGTGCTTATGGAAGTATAGCTGAGGCTACTGCTGCTAATGCTACTGCTTATCCTGAGATAGAAAATCAAGATGGTACTTTTAATGAAACTAATGTAGACACTAATAATTCAAATACAAATAAATGGTGAACAACCATTCAAACAACAAATGCATCAAAAAAATATCTTTGGAATTTTGAAGTAATTACATATAACACTGATGAGGGTGAAATTAAAAAACCAACTCAACCAGCAGTTATTGCGATTTGAACTAAAGATGGTAAAGGTATTACTTCTATTGATAACTATTATAAAGTAACTCAAGGCACAAGCTTAGATACAATTCCAACAGCTACTAGCCATGCTGGTTGGTCAGAAACACCTTTAGATGTTGATAGAACTAACAGATACTTATGGAACTTTGAAGTAATTACTTATACTGAAGGTGCACCAGAATATACTGAACCAAATATTATTGGTGCTTATGGTCAAGATGCAGTTGATTATGATATTATTGTTTCTAGTAGCAGTATTACTGTCAATAATAATACCAATCCAGCTACTAGAACCCCAAGTGTATTAACAGTTGATTTTAAAGAAACTATTGGACAAGATGCCCCAATAGATTTTAATGGTAAATATAAATTATATAATTGAGTAGATGGAACACCAGCTGGTAGTTATGTTTTATATAACCCAGATAATTTAACTAATGGTCTGTATCCAAGTGGAACTACCACTGTTCATACACTCAATATTCCAAGTGGTCTTATTACACAAGCTACAAAAAGTATTAAAGTCGAACTTTATGCTAACTTTGATGATACAGGTAATGCACCAGATTGGCAAATGGTTGAAAGTGAAACTATTGAGATTCTTTATGATGGTGAAAATTCTACTAGCTATTGAACAGACGTATCTGCTCCAGTTCATACAGGTGCTTTACAAGCTCTTGAAATTACTGCTGCTGCTTGAAAACAAACTGGCATAGGAAGCCCAGCAGTTGACGATGCCGCAATTTTCTTTATCAATAATAGTCAAGTTAGTGCTACAGGGGCTAATGGCGATAATAACATTGCCTGGGTAGAAAAAACTGCCGGCTCAAAAAATACTTTACATATTCCTAAAAATTTAATTAATACTACTTATGCAAGCAGTAATTTTACTATTACTACAAAACATAGCTCAACAACAATTGATACGGAAGAAATTACTTATTCACCAAAAAATACTCCAGTATTAGATTTAAGTAATGATAGTGCGAGTATTGCTTATGATGGTAATACTAAACTTGGCTCAGATGTATCATCTACTGCTACAGTTTATTTAAATGGTGAAACAGTTACTGCAACTAACTATAAATGAGAATTAAGTGGTTGTACTTCAAATGGAAGCACAAACAATGTTACTACTGCTTCTATTACTATTGATGGACTTACTGCAGATAATGCTACTGCTACTTGCAAAGTTTGAGGTATTACTGACTATCCAAACATTACTTCCTCTCACCCATTAACAAAAGTATTTACAATTACTAAACAATTAAAAGGTGTACAAGGAACTCCTGGTCAAAATACTTATAGTATTAGTATTGCAAATGACTTTGTTACTGTCCCAGCTGATCAAAATAATAATGCAGCTTGAACTACTACATCATCACCAACTATTATGTCCAAAACTGAACATATTATTTATTGCTATGAGGGCAGTCATTTATTAAGTAATCCGTCTGAATATGGAACAGCTGCCTTTATTCCAGTAACAATTGGCACTACCGCAGTTTCAAGTGGAGTTAATGATAGTGGTTATTATTTAAGATATGTTGTAGATGGCACTTGCATTACTGGAGTCACTACTGATACTACTTCTTATCTTACTGTACAAGTTAACGCAGTAAGTTTTAGTAGTGCAACAACTGGTGATATTCAATATACTTTATATAAAGATGGAACTCCAGTTGCTATTGCAAAATTTGAACTCTCTAAATTAACTGCAGGCCAAAATTCAGTTTCTTATTGATTAAATACTAGCACTCCAATTCACCTTGGACGAAATCAACAAGATGCTATTACAGTTCAACCAATGTGAAAAATTGGAACTGCTACAGAAGAACCTGATGCGGATGCTAAATTTAAATACAGCTGAGATGGTGGTACTACCTGGTTACCAAGTAGTAGCTATGGTCAAGGAACAACTCCAAACTATATTTATACAATTCCAACCAACTCATATATTAACCATGATTTAATAGTAAAAGCTTATCATGGCACTACTGAATATGATTCAGAAACTATTACTTTTACTGAACCAAATGCAGTTGTTATTGATTTATCAAATGACTCTGATGCTATTGCTTATGAGCCAGACTACACTAATGGAGGTCTTAAAAAGGTAACTAACTCTGATACAGTTACTTCTACAGCCAAAGTTTATAAAGGCACTACTGAATATACTAATGGTTGTACATTTAGCTGGTCTACATCAGGTATTCTTCCTGCAACTTTACCAAGTGGAAAAACACAAAGTGACTATTTTACTACCAGTGGAAATACTATCACTGTAAAAGATATTGTAGAAGATTCAGCAACAGCTACTGTTACTGCAACAGTTAGCGGTACTACCGGATATCCAGCAATTAAAGATAGTAATGGTAGTAATATTCAACTTACAAAAGTATTTACAATTACTAAGCAAACTAAAGGTGAAAGTGCAGTTAGCTATTGAATTAATGTTGATGCTACTCAAATTTCACGAGATCCAAATTTAACTTCAAATAACACTCAGCCTACAGCTATTAATGTTACATTTAAGTGTCAAGTTGGTTCTAATGCACCAGTTGATTTTACAACTGGCTATGCAGAAGTTTGAGTTGATGACCAACAAACAGCAAGTAACCAAATAAATACTAGCACAATTTCTGAAAGTAATAAATTAACTCTTACTACTACAAGCGTTAATTCAGCTATTAAAATTATTCTTTATGATAATAGCACTGACTTAAATGAACTTGATAGAGAAACTATCCCTGTTGTTAAAGCAGGTCTTAAAGGTGATACTGGTGTTGCAGTTAAAGAGCAATATATTTGGTATCAAGCCGCAGCAAGTAAACCAACAGCTCCAAGTGATAATAGCTATCCAGATGGAAATAGCCTTTGGTCTTTAACACCTCCAGCAGATGCAAGTGACCCTGTTTGAACAACTCTTCAATCTATTTATGATGATGATCCAGGCTCAGGTACTACTGGTAGACATATTAAATATACTGATCCAGTTAAGGATGAAGGCTATGCTTTAGCACAAGGTAAAACTACTAACTATTATAGAGAAACTGACCCAGCATTACCAGCAGATGGTAATCTAGCTTATGGTCGTAATATTAAAATTGGTGACTGCTGGTTTGATACTGGCTATACAAAAGTTGACCCAACGCCTACAGTTAAATCTGGGTGTCTTGGAAAATATTGTGCAATGAGTTCATCTATTGGTACAGTTAGAGCTGCAGATGCAAATGCTACTAGACTAGTCAATCAAAAGCTTGATACTGGATTTACTGATAGATATAATGTATATAAAATTATTCCAGGAGATAGCGCTAAAAATTTAACTGCAGGTACTTGAGGCATTGATGCATTAACAAATTTTTCAACACGAACTTTTTATACTACTGGAGATCTAAAACAATGAGATGGTACTAGCTGGGTAGATGTTGCTGGTGAATTAGTTACTAATAAACTTACTACTAATTATCTTAATGCACTAGATATTACAACTAAAAAAATTACTGTATTAGAAAATAATAATAATAGTTTCAATCAAAACACTAATAAAAAATTATTTGAAGCAGATGGTTTAAGCGGTAATGGTTCTGTTACACTTGCTGGATTTGATGTTAACTATGAACGTTTAACCTCTAATGTAAATTTAGACATGCTATCTACTGGTGAAACTGGCGTTTATGTTGGTACAGAAGGTATTAGACTTGCTGGTCAATCTACTGATACTACTATTTGAAATGATGGCGAGCTTGTTACTAATAATATTATTGCAAGTGGTGGCACAATTGGCGGCTTTACTCTTGATAGTACATCTTTCCATACATCAGAAGCTAACACACTTGGTAGTGGTACTTGGATTACTACAGGATTAAATAGCTCTAATAAGATAATTAATGAAGAAGCTGCACTTAAAGCAGGTGATGAAAAATGGTTTATTACATCAGAAAAAGGCTTTGGTGTAACTAATAAAGGTAATGTTTATATTAGAAATGCTACTATTGATTCAAAAAGCTTTAAACTTCGTCAAAATTTTATTACAGATACAAGTACACCAGATACTGTTTTAAAGCATTTTAACTACTTAGAAGCTGAACGACCATCTGAAACACTTATTGAACTTAAGAGTGGTGGCACGGTTTATTATCAATCAAATGATTATAGTTGTAAACTTGGATTAGTTTATAAAATAAACCAACAAGGCTGAAATTATTACTCTAACTATTTAAATGATGTAACAAGTCGATTTGATATATCTAATGGCTCAACGGTTGAAGCTGGATTTGTTTTTCGTATTAATGTTCCATTACCATATGATTTACGACTATATGTAAATGTTTTTCTAGTTCCAGATAATCCAAGATCAAATGATCCAAATGAAGCTATACCTTATAGTCAAAGTGCCTCTAGCACATTAGGTAATGTATATAATCAAGGGCCAAATAATGCTCCTGGTGAAAATAGTTCTAATGAATGAAGTTCTCATGAATGCTATAGTTATTCTGATGAAGTACGCTCTGCAGAAGTTTATACAAATGGTTGAAAATATACTGCTGACCTTGGCTATAGTTGTAAAATTGCTTTTACTCTTGCAGCAGGTAGAACAGATATTGTAATTCCTATGTTAGTTAATCCTACCGCTTGACCTGGATATGGCTACCATGCTTATTCTAGTTGTGATATAATTGCATATATAGACAATACCGTTGCTCTTAGCCAGCCAGGTATGAATATGTGAACACAGATTACTTCTAATAGTGTAGATTCAGTAGTATTTGACACTTCCCCATGGTCATATGCAATCGATGATATTGGAGCTGAGATGACTATAACTCAACATAGTTCTAAAGCACCTGACTTACTAGTTAGTGGTAATTTAATGCCAGAATATCAATGAAGACAATCAAATAAGTCAGATAATACTACTATTTGGCAAGGAGTTAAACGATTATATAATATTGGTTCTTGCTATGTTCCATGAAATAATGGCTTCTTTACTCATCTTACAACTAATGGAATTCGTTCAAATGAACTTCAAATAAGTACTTTAGAAGCTAGACCATCTGCAATAGGAACTTATGATTTTCCTTTTGACCAGATTTATGTTAGAGATCTTTACGTAGATAGAATTCACTATAAAACCCTATCTCAATATGGCAGCAGTTCAAAAGCTGTTGCAGATCGTCCTACCCCAGATGCTACTGGTGCTTATAACACACAACCTGTTGGCTATGTTCAAACAACAGAGTATGACTGATCATTAGCTGGACAAGACATAAGCTCTAATACAAATACTACTATTATTAATGGTCTTTATGGAGCCTCTAGTTTATCTGCTAATAGCTTTAACACTGTTAGCACAGGTGCTAAAACTTTAGCATTAAAACCAAATTCTGCATTAACATATTATTACGTAGAACTTCCTGCAAAGTCTTTTACAACAATAACTTCATGTCAATTAGCGGTTACTTCAGTTAATGCTGTTCCGATAATTGCAACATTATATAGTCAAAATAAAGATGTTATAGAAACTGTTGATAGTAGCTTTGCTGGAACTCATTATTTTAATATTAACAGTTATTATACTCGAGGGGCGAGGTTATATTTCTATATAGGACTTGCTAGAACAGCTTTTGGATCAGGCGTTGCTGATACTCCTGTTCGTTTTGCTTATCAAGTACTTGGTAGTACTAGTTCTGGGTCTGGGTCTGACTCTGGGTCTTCAGACGGGTCTGGAGATGACTCTGGTGGTAGTTTTACACCTCCAAATGTTGGATGCTTTGAAGCTGGAACTAAAATTACCATGGCTGATGGCAGCCTAAAAAATATTGAAGACATTCAAACAGGTGATAAAGTATTATCTTATAACGTTTATACCGGTACTTTAAGTACACAAGAAGTTGAGTTTCCAGTTAGCTTAGTAGAGCCACTAGATAATGTTCAATTAGTATTTAATGATGGAACAGTTCTTAATACTACTATGACACACCCATTCTGAACAACAGATGGTTGGGTATCACTAAAACCAAATTTTGACTATAATGATTTCTACAAAGAGCTAAAAGAACAATTTACAGAAATGATGCAGCCAGGACAGAAATTCTTTAAAATTAAAGGTAAAAAGCTTAAAAAAGTTAAATTATCAAAAATTAGATACTATCATGGTAGACCAAGTGACCATAAAGTTTATAATTTAAGTATTGATAATTATGCGACATTCTTTGCAAATGGAATCTTAGGCCATAATGTTAAGACTAAGACAGTCTTTAGTTCTGCTGGTTGTTTTGATGCTGATACCAATATTTTGATGGCTGACAGAACCACAAAGACTATTAAAGATATTAAGATTAATGACAGCATTCTTGCATATAATGAAGGTCTGGGTCGATTAGTAGTAGATAAAGTTGTAAATACATTTGTCTTTGACCATCAAAATAATGACCTAGTAACATTAACATTTGCTGATGGAACTATACTTCATACTACAAAAACTCACCCATTCTTTACAACTGATGGCTGAGTCTGTTTAACCCCAACAATAGGTAAGCATATAATTTCTACTATGATGCACGTTGGTCAAAAATTTTATAAAGCTACAAACAATAATACAGTAGCCCCAGTTGAATTAACTAACATAGAATATACACCAACTACTGATACTTCATATAAAGTATATAACTTAGAAATTGATAGAAATGATACATTTATTACTAATGGTCTAATAGCACATAATAGTTATCTAGATGGTCTTACAGTTCAAAAAGGTTAATTTATCGTATAATATAATATGTCACTTGAAGATTTAGAATTAGACTTTCTATTTGATGAAATTGACTCTTTAGAAAAAGCCGAATCCTACCTTGAAAAAAACGAGGGGATTCGTGCTTTAGCTGAAGAGATGGCTTTTAGACAAACTGTTATTAAAATATTCTTATTGAGCGGGCTAGTTACTGAGAATGATTTTAATATTTCAGTAGAGCAGTTTAAAAGAGATAATATTCATATCTTTGCAGAAAAACTTTTGGCTAATATTAAACAAGCTCAAGAGCATAGAAAACAAGAGGAAGAAGAGTTTGAAAACTCAGACGAAGAATGGTCTGAGGATGAAAATATAGGAAAAGCTTAAAAAGACGTTTACAAGACGTCTTTTTTATTGTATAATAATAAAGAAGATTTGGAGGATAATATGCAAACATATTTAACACAAGCTCAAGCAAAAGAAATAGTCTCAGAAGCAATGAAGAGTGATAGTGAAAACTTAATTGCTTGTGTAGGTGAAAATGAACAAAGAATGACAGACCCTCATTATCTTGATATGTTAGAAGACTTATTAACAAATGACCCAGTTCATTTTTCAGTTTTATCTAAGGGCTGTCAAGCAGCAATGATTTTCACACTTTGGAAAGAGAGGGATATTACATGGGCAGAGACACATTAAAAGTTATTGGTGCTTCTAATCACTGTGATGAAGAACGAGCCAAGCTAGATTACTATGGAACTAACCCAGAGTCTACCAGAGCATTACTTGCTGTAGAAAAGTTTGATGACTTTATTTGGGAACCAGCTGCAGGACATCATTTAATTTCTAATATCCTTGAAGAAGCAGGTTATGAAGTTATGACAACAGACATCGCTGATTATGGTTTTGGTGATGATATTTCTGACTTTTTAGCTATAGAAGGAGAGAATTTTCATGAAGGTGATATTATTACTAACCCTCCTTATGGCTTATCAACAGAGTTTGCAATTAAAGCATTGCAGGTTATAACTCCAGGTCATAAAGTTGCAATGTTTCTTAGACTTCTATTCTTAGAAGGAACTAAGAGATATGAAACACTTTTTAAAGAACAGCCACCTAAAAACATTTATGTGTTTAGTAATAGACAAGTCAGTGATAAGAATGATGACTTCAATAAAGGCTCAGCTGTTGCTTATGCTTGGTTTGTCTGGGAAAAAGGCTGGTATGGTGATCCAGTAATCAAATGGATTAACAGCAAGAAGTAAAGTTTAATATTTTATATTAAAACCGTCTAAAAAACTAATTAGGCGGTTTTTATTTTGCTAAATTATATGACGAATTTCAAGTTAGATAAAAAGGAGAATACTTATGGAAAAAAAGTATCCAGAACTAAATAATGATGAGCTCAATCTAGATTTTCCAAAATCTGATATTGAGGAAATCAATGACGAAGAAGATGAATGGTTAAAGATAGAATTGGCTAGACAAGAAGAAGAGAAGCTTAATAGCTTAGAAGGTCCAGCTGATTTAGATGACCCAAATAGATTTAGAAAAATGAAAGAAGCTTTAGAGGAAAATGAAGACGAAGTAGAATGTGTCTGTTGCTATGACCTTTTCCCAAAAGCTGATTGTATTAAAACAAAAGATGGCTATGTCTGCAAAGCTTGCGACCAAGCTAATCACTCACATGACGGCACTAATTTAGATTTAATTGATGCAAATCCTTTTGATTTAAATTATGATGACCCAAGAAGAACTGAGATTAAAGAGCCTGAAGAAATTAAAGGTGAACCAGTTGATGCTAATGAAATTCGTAAACATGAAGAAGGTATTGAAGAAAATTTAGAAGAACATTGGTGGGACGACGATGACCCAATGAACTGGTCTGATAAAGAACCATTACTTTATAAAATCTTTTATCATGGTCAACCAATGGGCTATGTTCAATTTGACTATAGAGGACATGAACAATATCCTAGTAATGAAGAAATCATAAAGTTAGCTAAGAGACTTGGCTCCTTTGAAGACTTTCCACTTGATATTCCAGTCATTGATGCTGATATCGTTTGGGAAGCAGATGATGGTAGAGACTTTGATTTATCACTTGAAACAATTGAAGAAAGCTTAAACACCAATTTAAATGAAAGTCTTTCACTTAAAGAAGATACAAACTTTACTACAAACTTTACTACTGATGTGGGAACAACTGATACCTCAAGTAGTAACTTTAATATTTCTGTTCCAACTACACCAGTTCAAGTAAACACACAAGAAATTGAAACAGCTTTACAAACAAATTTCTCAGACTTTAAATTCGATACACCTGAGATTAAAGATAATGATAGTAAATATACTTGGAGAGACCAAGTAGACAATACACCAAAAATTGATATGGATAATGTAGTAGATGAATTAGCTGCTACTTTAGGTGCAGATGCTGGTGATATTACTGACTATGGATTATTAGATAATAATGAAGTTAATAATGAAGTTTCAACTTATACAGATACTTCTAATGTAAATGTAAGTGTTCCAGATAACTATACAATAGATACTTCAGATATAAGTCTAGATAATTTAGTCTCTTGAACAGAATCACTATCCCATGAAACTACCTTACAAGAAGGTATTGATAAAACTGCAAAAATCTTAAATGATCATTTTAAGACTGGTTATGATTTATACCAAAGAGAAAAATTTGGAAACTTTGAACCAATTCAAAATGGTCATCAAACAGACATAAAACAAGCACTTGAAAAAGCAAAACAATGGAGTACTCAATCTAATATTGACCTCGTTAAAATTGTTGCTAAAGATGCTAAAGGTGAACATGAAATTATTTGGTATAATAATGGTAAACCTGTTAAAGACCATAATAATTTTAAGAGGATTGCACATGATATTATAGTTCGTAATACTGTAAATATGGGTAATGATAATACTATAGCGACTCCAGCAACACCAAAAGATAAGCCAATGAATTTAAATAAAAAAATTAGACGTGCACTAGCTGGCATTAATATTGATACTAAAAATATATCATCTGAAAAAATAACAGCTTTAAGAAAAGCTTTATATGGTGAATCTTTAGAGGAATCACAATCACAAGAAATTGGTGACTTCTATAGAAAATTTAGTAAAGACCAAGGTATTGACCTTGATGAATTAGTTTATGGTGATGATGGCTTTATGAAGTCTTGTTATCCAGAAGGTTTCCCAGATTTTAATGGTGATGTAATTTACAGCCAAAAATATTGGGAAGAATTTGAAAAGTGGCTAAGAGACACTAAAGGCATTGAATTAAAAGAACATATTAATGATAGACCAGCAGACATTGAAAACGACCAAGAAAATCATGGTGTTGACAATGCTGTTGTTGACTGTAAGAAATATACACTTGTTGCTCACTCAGAAGACGAGAAACCTGTTGACTGCAAACTTGAAAAACCAGCTCTTGAAGAACCAGTTGCTGGTGAACAAGTTGACGTTAAATTATATGAAGAAGCTGCACCAGTTAGTGGTTTAGACCAAGTAAAAATAGAAGTAGAACGTGATGGCGAATCTCCAATTACTGTCGGTGGTAGTGGCTATGTTGCAGACTTAATTATCATTAGAAAAGTTGATAATAAATATACAGCTGTTGGCCACACTAGTACTGAATCTGGCTATGAAGATGACTATGAAATTTTTAGTGGCGCAGATGAAGGCTATTTTGATACGCTTGAAGATTTACTTAGATACTTATTAGATGAAGGCTACTTTGATAATAAAGATAATAGTAATTATGCTGATTTTAGTAGAGCTGACATTGAACAATATTTAAATTCTAAAAATGAAAGTTTAAATGAAGCTAAGAAAGATGAAGAAGAACTTCCTCCAGATCCAGGTGCTGTTAAAGTTGAAGTCCATGGAATGTTAAATAATTTAGTAGCAGATGAAATCGAAGCTATTGATGGTTATGAAGAAGTTAAAGCTGACCTTCAAGAACAACCAATTGAACACAAAGATGAAATCATTGCTACTATCGATCATATCAAAGATGAAGAAAAAGAACATATTGATGAACTCATCGATGCTGCTGCTGAAATTCCATTCGATAAGGAAGAGAGTAACAGAGAAGTAGAAGGAGAAAAAGAGGAAGAGAAATTTAGTGAACCTGAAAATCCTTTTGAATCTGAATTTGAATCCTTCAATGCTTATGGCGAAAAAGTAAATGAAAATTGTGCAGCTGATACTCCATTTGATAGTGAAGCTAAAGTTGGTGACAAAATTAGAATTATTCATCTAGAGGGTGAAGATGACCGCTATGATGGTCGTGAAGGTGTTGTTGATCATATTGATGGTCTCGGTCAACTTCATGGAACATGGGGTGGTTTGGCTATTATTCCAGGTGTTGATAACTATGTTGTTATTACTGATGAGGGATATAAGGGAACTCCAGAAGAAAGAACAACTCACTTAGAATATACAGATAATGACCCAACAGATGGTGAAGCTGTTTTACCAGATAACATTGCTAAACAACTAACTGAAAATGATTTAACAGAAGCTTCCTCCGCCGAAACAAGAGCTTATAAGAACGGTGGACAAGATGCTCAAGATTATATCCAAGGTAAAGCTATTGCTAGAATTAAAGACCCAGCTGCTAGAGATGCTGCTGTTGCCGCTGCTAAGGCTGGAAGACCAGATGCAGTTAAAGACTTCACTGGCGATAGAAAAGAAGACCAAGCTATTGATGCCTTCGATAAGAAAATGCAATCAATGGCTAATGCAGGAACTAAAGAAAGTTTAGAAGAAGATGCAGATGTCGACTATGTTGAATATATGCATTCTTACTGCAATGCCCTTGAACCTCATATGGATGAACTTAGAAAGATTGATGACCTCGAAGAACTCAAACAAGCAATCTTAAATATTGTTAACGGTGATGAAGATGTCAATACAACTCATAAGAAAAATAAATTCACTTGGCTAATCCAAAATAAAAAGTGGGCATCACCTGCTAACTTAATGAAATACTTAGAGATGGCTATGGCTAAAGCTAAGAGCATTGAAGTTAAAGTTGATGACCAAGGCGAACTTATTAAAGAAGACCTTGATGAAGATGATACCTTCACTCCTCAAGAACAAGAAGAATATAACTGTGATGAATTTGGTTATAGTAATGATAGTTATGACCAATGAGCTCACTGCGCTTGGTGTGAACAAGTTTGGGGAAAAGATGAATTAAGAACTGAAGTTGACTTTGGTAGACTTTGCCCAGACTGTATCAATGAATTAAAATCTCGCGGTGAAACATTAACATTCCGTGAAAGTTTAGAAGAAGCCAAAGAACCAGAAGTCGAAGAAGACGGTGGAATTTGGTGAGATAACTAATATAAAATAGGAGATTATAGTTATGAATAGTTTTCGTGATGAGAGTGTTTTACAAGACTTATTAAAAAGAATTAAACCTGAACATAAAGATTTAGTTAAGTCTGTCGCAATTGAATTAGCCAATGCTTGGGATAGTCTATCTGAAGAAGAAAAACTTAAACTCGTAGCTAATAGTAGCTGTGGCAGTTTTGTTTATGAGGAGCACCCAGAAATTAGTGGTAAGCTAGGAAAAGAAGAAGACCTTAATAATCTTTTAATAGACCCAGAAGAAGACTGATTTGAATTCTGTGAAGAATTATTAGAAGAATATGCTATGCCAAATAAAGAATTGGATGAATTAGCAGATAAAGTTGACTGGTATAATGTTGAATGAGGAAATGCTGATTGGCATAATCACGGTGATCCAGATATTGATGATTTACTAGATGAAGCTCAAGATAAGCTTAGTGAAGATGAATATGTTGAGCTCTATCATCAAATTCAAGATTTAATTAAAAAAACATTAGATAATAAATAATATATTGTATATTATAACGAGCGAACATAAAGCGTTAAGGAGATAAGCCCCAGCTTAATACTTAATGCGAAACTCATTTTAATAGAGCTAGCCAAGAGTCGGAAAGAAACGATGGAGGTTAGTATAAAAACTAATACAGAATTAGGAGATTTATTAAATGAAACAAATGTATTACTCAGAAACTTTAAACAAGTACTTTGACACTGAAGAAGAATGTGTTAAGGCCGAAGAAGAACTCAAAGCTGCTGAAGCTAAGAAAGCCGAAGCCAAAGCTTTAGTTAAGAAGGAAGCTGATGTTGTCAATACAGCTTTCGTTGCTAGAAATGCTGCAAGACACGAATATAACGAAAAAGTCTTAGAAGCAAGAAAAACTTACAACGATAAAGTAAGAGCAGCTCAAGAAGAATATAACAAAGCATTAGAAGAAGTCACTACTAAGAAGTTAGAAGCTGAAAAAGAATTTGATGCTAAGTTAAAAGAATTTGGTAAAAATCATCCAGAGGGCTACAGATTAACTCTCAAAGATGGTGACCAAGTTGCTACTTATGTCAATCAAGAAACCAAATACAATCTTGATATTTGGGATGACTTTGATAGAATTTTTGAAGCTGTAAGAAATACCAGATTCCCTTGGTAGAATAAACTTCTACTCCTGGGGCTTAAAAATAATTTAATTTATCGTATAATAATATTGAGGTTGCAAAACCTCAGTTCATAGTAAACGCGGACAGAATCCGCAATATCCTCCCTTTCAGCAACAGCCTATTCAATTTCCTCCTGAGTAAGTTGTTGCTTTTCTAATTAAAAACAGTTTACAAACAAATAAATATAATATATAATAATTGTGTATGAAAAAGAAAATTACTATTCACATCAACCCAAATGACTTGACCCTCAGGAATGAGCTTCATTTCAATACACAACTTTCTACCCGCGCTCATATTCATAAAGCGAAAAAGGGGAAAGGTTCTTTTTCACGCAGACCAAAACATAAGGGGAGAGATGATGAATAATATAGAATTCTTACAGAAAGATGAAATGTTTAAGCAACTTATTATTCGAGCCCTTGATGGAAAGCAAAGCCATTGGAGTTTTATTAAAAACCTAAATGAACTTCACGCGATAAATCAATATATAAGAGGAATAAGAAAAGTAATAAAGATATTTTCAAACCTCCGAAAAATAATGTTGATTAACTATTCTACACAAATCTATACTGGTGAACAAGATATTGAATTAGTCTTGGCCCTAAAAAGATTTCAAAAGTGTTCTGACTTTTATTCTAAAGAATTACATATCGCCAAAGATATGAGAAAAGAATACAGAGAGTTTGTTTTGTCTGGACATATACTAACAACACTCTTAGGTATTGATCGTAAACCAAATGAAATGATAGATTATAGGTGGTTCTAATGGAAAACGATTTATCAAACTATTTCTTATTATTAAGTGAACAAGAAAATCCTCCAGTCATTGAATTACAAAATTGTAATCATGAACCTGTTGGCGCTCTCTACTTAGACAAGTTTAGAGTTAAAGGACAATTAGCAATAAGCCAAGGAACAGGTGATGAGAAGTATCTTCTCTACTGTGATGGCATCGCGATTTTCTTCTCTTATTTCAAAAAGGTAATTAATAAAAAATAATTGCCTTTTTTTATTTACTTTTACATTTTCTTACCGTATAATAACTATGAAGGAAAGTTGAGGACAACTTATGAATTACAAGATTAAACAATTAAAGAACATTAGAGACTGCGATTACGCTTTTGAATGGTGGGATTGGGCTAAAGATCAATTTAGTCTTAATGACTATGAAGTAATCTATGAAGGCGAACTTAACCCAAATAACAATAAACCAGAAGCAGTCTTAGATACTTTATTTGAAATCTTTAACATCAGTCGTCCAGAAGACTTTAAGGGACACAGTTTGTCAGTCAGTGATGTAGTTGAGCTTGATGGCGTAAACTACTACTGTGATAGTGTAGGCTGGGTAAAAGTAGATTAAGGAGAGTTAACTTATGACAGAACCATTTGGATATTCAAGTTGTAAAATGAAATGCTTACTTAAAATTGAAAGTGAGTTTCCTAATATGTCAGTAGAACAAATGCATAAAATCTTTAATCTTGCTTGGGACTACGGACACTCATCTGGCGAAGTTGAAATATACTTAGAACAATTATTAGACTTATTTAGATAATATGAAGAAGCTGACTACAACAGAAGAAATGCGTAAAAAGATTGATGCAAGCTTCCGACCTGTTATTAGAGGTGGGGAGGTTTGTATTTTAACTAACGAAAACTTAAACAAGCTTCAAGAGGAAAAAGTAGAAAAAAAGAAAGGTGAATAACTATGAGATTTGGTAGATATAAAGTTTATTATAATGGTCAACTTGTTGGTAAGGTTTGGACTATAAACAAAGTTTATGAACTAGTGGCAAATATGATTAAGTGTGGTTTTGACAAAGAAAAAATTACCTATAACTACACTGATATTAGCTTAGGTTAAAAACTTGAGGTGTAAATAATGGAACAAGTTATTGACGGTTTACATGGTGAAAAAGAACTTGAACTAGAACTTAAATATAAAATGGAGTTTGAAGTAGACTACTACAGGTCAATCTTTGGTGGTTTATGTGAACACATTAAAAATGTTTATGTCGTAGCAAACAGTAAGACAGAAGCTCTTAGAATAATTCGAGCTTATAAAAAGGAACTCGCTAAGGAATGTGTCTACAGAACTACTGGTGATGTTATTACCTATCTTTATGATAGAGTTGCTTAAAAACTATTTACAAATATAATTAATTATGATATTATAATATCAGAGGATAAAAGTATGACAGTTAAAGATTATTTACAAATTCACACAAGAGAATCTATTGATTCAGTTGGTATTTATCAAAATGGTGTTCCAGAACAAGTTCCTGGTTCAAGTTATGTTCCAAGTGATATTCTTGATGCTCATGTTACTCCTGTAACAGTAGCTCCATTTATGGATAGAGAAATTGACCACGTTCATACCTGGATTTATGACGACACTATTGAAAATATATTTGGTGAAACAGTTCCAGTCCAACGTATTAGAGCGTGTATCTATGTAAAATAGGAGGAACTTCATGTATAAAGTAAAATATATTGCTGATGGAATGATTGTCTGGAAAGGCAATGCCGTCATTGGTATCAAGGGTATAACATTACCTGAAATGTTTAATGACTGTGATTGCTACAAACTTCCTGGAAATGCTTTTGATTATAGCTTAGCTCCTAACCAAACGTTCACAGAAGAACAATTAGACTTTATTAATAAGTCTGTTGCAGAATGGGCTGAGCCAGAAGATGAAGAAGAGTTTGAAAAAACAGAACAACCTGGTAAACTTAATAATGATGCTTACTTTGAGTTACCAGATGACGAGCTACCATTCTAGGAGGGCTTATGAAAAATATAATTAAAATGAATGACGACTTCAATACAGTTGTTGATGCCTCACAGCTTAAAACAGCTGAATGTTATTGGCAAGATGGCACAGCCCACTATCACCAAATAAAAATTATTTTAGACGATGGCACAAAAGTCATAGCAGCTTATGAAGATAGGTATGCTAGAAATAGTAATTATGAACGACTTTTAAGAGAAGCCAGTTGTAAAGATGCCATTGAGAGTTATAACGATAGGAGGAATTAAATTATGATCGTTGCAATTATTTTATTAGTATTAGCTGCTGCTGGGTTAGTTGGCGGTGGATTTCTTATCTGGAAGTTTGAGAGAATTGGTTTAGGAATTCTTTCAGGAGTTACAGGAGCTTTATTTATTCCTAGTGGTATCACAGCCTTAAATGGTTATAGTCTCTGGGGAGCTTGTACTCACACTCCAATTCCTGAATGGCTTGGACTTGCTAATTTTAGTTTCTTTGTTGTTACCTTGTTCATGCTTCTCGCAGCAATTTGTATAGTAGCGGCTATTTGCGCTTTCTTTACAGCAATAGGAAACTCATTATAATGTTAGACTCAGAACTTATTAAATTATTAAAAGCAAGTGAAGACCTCTCTAAACAGGTATATGTTTATATCGAAGGAGAGTGTTTTTACCCAATCATTGACGTTGGTGTAGATAAACAAACTGGAGCAACAGTTATCATCTGCAAGAACGTGAAAGGAGAAACAAGCAAATGAAAAAGTTTTTACAATGGACACTAGCAATAGTTTTAATCGGACTTTGTGTAGTCTTAATTATTCAAGCGATTTGGTATGGCAACTTAGACCACTCTTTACAGCTAGCCGCTAATGGTTTTGTTAAAGACGATGTTACTATGTTAACATTTGGACAACAAGCTGCTCATGTATGTTGCTGGCTATTTGGTGTTATTAGTGGTCTTGCTGGGTTATTTACTATAGGTGTAGCATCAGGAGTTATGAGTATATAGTATGAAACCGACATTTGAAGAAACTAATATTAACTTTGGTACTGCTTTAATGCAGGCATTTAACATTAATAAAGTTAAAGAAAAATATATTCAACTTCTTTCTTATGAAGTTCATCAAGACCCAGATGTTCCAATTTATGGAAAGATCCAGATTAAAGCGCCACCAATATTAACACTAAATCTTGAGATGAAAAATCTTCGTAGGTTTACAACTACTGAAGTAAGAATTAGAGTAGACCTAAATAGTTTTGTTGACCAAACCTATAGACATAATCTTGCGCCAGGAACTTTTCATAAAATTGACGAAGAACTTAAAATTAAGTCAAATGATTTTAGTTATGACGAACGTGTTACAATAAGACTTGGTTATCTCTTACTTGCTGCTTATGAGTTGGTCACTAAAGGATATGACATGCATAATCCAACTAAGTATTATGATGCAATTCCATTTGACTTAAAAATACTAGACCGACATTATGATTTCTAAAGAAGACCAAAAAAAGTCTTCTTTTTCTTTTTATAAAACTGTATAATAATGTAGAGCATATTTAGGAGGATTTACTATGTCAAAGAAAGAAATTACATTAAAGCCGTGTCCAATCTGCGGATCTCTACCAAGACACAGAGTTGAAGATATGGGAACAGGTTCATATCAACACTATTATGGTTGTACCGACCATATCTATGAGTGTCCCAAATGCGGTATCATTCATGCAAGTGGTGATACTGTTTATAGTAAAGATGCTGACGAAGCAGAAAGAGTTGCTAGAACATCTTGGAACAAACAATGTGATAAGTGGGAAAAGACTTTATCTTGGAGAACTCCAACAGACACTACTCAAGAAGATACTATCAAAGTTAGTAGAGTCGCCGTCGAGAGCGCAAAGCGTAGAGTAGACGACTACCTAAACATTGAGAATAGTGATTACGCTCGCGGTGAACTTTCTATCTTAAATGATATTTTAGAGGGAAGATTTAATTAATAGGAGGAGACTATGAATCTTATTACAGTCCAAAAAATTATCCGTGAAAATGGTTTATCAATTCAAACTCTTGCAGAAGCAAAAACTGCAGAAGAGTATAATATGAAAAGACCTGTTCACTCTGCGAAAGCATTAAGTGAATTAGAGTTTAATAGCTTGAAGTCATTCTTCACACAGGAGGCAAAGTAATGAGCAAGAGTAAATATGAAAAAGGCTCTTTTGCAGTTATGAGTCTAGATAAAGCGGAGACAGACCGCAAAGCTAGAGCTGCTGGTTATGAAGATACAATAGAATATATTAACGATGTATTTGACAGAGTAGTTGAGAAGTTGTTAGAGAAAAACAATGAGCAATAACATTGGTGATAAAGTTTATACCCCAGAGCCAATAGCAAAAAAGATAATTGATAGCTTTGAGTTATCTGGAAAAGTCCTTGACCCTTTTAAAGGCAAGGGAGCTTTTTTCATTAACCTACCTTCTTATGTAGAAAAGGACTGGTGTGAGTTAGACGAAGGCAGAGACTTCTTTCAATATAATGAGAGAGTTGATTGGATTATTTCTAATCCGCCTTATTCTATCTTTAATGACGTTTTAAAGCATTCTTTTGAATTAAGTGATAACATTGTTTATCTTATTCCAATTAACAAGCTCACAAGTTCGTTTACTAGAATTAAGCAATTAAAGTCTTGGGGAGGCATTCCTAAGATTATATTAATGAGTCCAAAGGAAATAGGTTTTCCATTTGGTTTTGCAGTTGGAGCAGTCTACTTTAAAAAAGATTATGTAGGTCCAACAGAAATAGAGGTATTAGAAAATGATTAACTTTAATGACCCGAAAGAAACAAGCCGTTGGTTTAATAATTCTTTTAGATATAATGGTGGTTCAGGTTTAATGTCTGATGCTACGATGACTGATAATTATATTGCTCAAGCTAGAGTTATAGTTAGTGAATTTTTAGACTATATCATTAGCAACGAAAAAACTTGGGGAACAGTTCATATTAGAGAATCTAATGATGATTATTTTTCAGGACCAGCATTAGAATACTATCATGGTAAATGGTGCGATAGAAATAGAAATGAGATAGATGAATATCCAGAAGCTATCAATAAACTTTTAAGTAGAGAAATTGATAAGTATACCACTAATGGTGGTTGGGGATGCTTAGACTTTAATATTTGTTTAAAGCCTAGTAAGTTCAAAGCAGAAGAACCTAAGAAACCTATTATAAATATTCCAGACCTTCATAGCTATGAAGTGTTAAAAAGAATTACTGATGAAGGTATTTATTATTGGAACTATAAAAATAATTGTCTTCACTGTGTTCCTCTTGTAGATATTGCTGGTGAGAAATTAGTATACTCTTGGGACTGGTTAGATATGTCTGGTAGAGATACTGGTTCAATGACTTTCTTATTTGAAAATTATGGTAAGAAAGAAAATGGTGGCTGGGCATTAACAGAAGAAGAACTAACGGAAGATGAAGAGGATGAGCCAGAGGAAGATGATGCTCAAATAATCACTGAGTGTAAAATGAATGGCAATCCAGAAAAAATCTGCGTTAAGAAAGTTTATTATGGTGATAGATACGTTGACTTAGGTGAAGGCGTTTTTATTAACAAAGACTTTCATACAGACGCAGGTGGGATGTTTAATATCATTGAGGCAT